TTACTAATGGTGAATTTGTATCAAGAGTCGTAAACGGTATTCATGCCCTTGACAAAGATTCGCATGTTAGTCGGAGATGGATATTGAATATCGGTAGAACTAAAGCCGAATCTTATACAGCACAGAGGTGGGATGATGGGACGTTACTTGGTGACCACCGGCTCCTGACTTACGTTACTTGCCTGGAGATGATTGAAGTTGATAAAATAGTTTGTTGCGATGCCGAATTTGCGTTATGTAATACTTTGATGCGGTCAAAGCATAAGCTTCCGGGACTTCTTTATTCTGCCCTTAGACCGGCTATTACTAAGGTGACTAACGTAGATAACACCATATTTTTTAAGTTTGCTGAAATAAAGTCGTATCGTAATGAACAAAAAAGACCGTATGCTAAATACGTTAAAGAACGGCGTCCTTTTTATTATGTAGAAAACGACTATATTTATATACCGGATTTCCATATAGAGCTTATTAACGTAGAGTTCTTTACAACAAGAAGAAAGAAGGCTCTGGAGTTAATGGCTTGTGATCCTACACCTAAAGGGTGCGAGTCTGAATGGGAATACGAATTTATCTGTCCTATCAAGCTAATTGAGTACGTGGTAGCAGAGACGATAAAGGAAGTAGCGTTCAGGCTACAGATTCCTGTTGATGAAAATCCGAATCTTGATTCCAATCAGAAAAGTCAAATTGTTCAGTGATTCTTTTTATTGGACACCCGGCCATAGTTATATAGTTTGGCCGGGTGTTTTTTTGTACTATTTCAATGCAAGAACAGGGTTTCCCCATTTTCTTTTCCATTTATCTCCGAGGTAATTTATCAAAGAATTGTAATCTTTGATAAAACCGTCATCAATAACAGAGGCTATGACGTTCTCTATAGCTATTATGTCATTGAGCTCATCTTTGCTGGCAGTATTCCTTATCCCATCTTCGTGTTTATTAAAAACAATGAAATTAATAGCTTTAGCAACTCTCTTTATATTGTCTTTCAAGTCATTCTTGTTTGGAACTATTTTGCTTATTGCGCTACACATCCTAACGTATGCATCGCCGGCTTCGTTCCGGTTTTCTATCAAACCATCTGTGAGCCAAATGACAACCTCTGCGTAAATTTCTGGATCCATCTCTAATGCAATCATAACAAACAGATATGGATTGACAAACCATTTTTGATCTACTCCTTTTCCTTTTTTGTAGGCAAGGTCTAATTTACCAAGATCCATTACACTGCTGATATTCAGGATATTATCTTTGAGTCCGAGATTTCTCCTACTCAATAAGTCCCTGTCATTCAACTTATTAAAAAGCTCGAAACATCTCTCCCTAAAAGAAGAAGTTAGCATTATTTCGTTAATCCATCTTTCTTTTAACCCTTTTTCTTTTCTTTTTTTGTTCATGGCCGATACGGCGTCTGTTATACATATGTAACCATCTTTAGACATAACAGACACGTTCATTCCTAACAAAACTCGATCTTTTGATTGTAAAACAACATTTGATTTCATAACTTTACTACGATTTTAATTTTGTAAAATATAAGTCTACCTGTCCGTGAGGATCGGTAGACTTTGCAAATATAGAATAGTATTTTGACGCAACAATATATTCTAATGTTAATTATCTGAAATGTATAATTTTAATTTTTGAATTATGAAAAGAACATCAATACAATCACCGTATTTTGCAGCTTACTACCATCGTCTTATGAAGAGAAAGAATGGTTTTAAGAAAGGCATGATAAGAGACAGAGGAGAGATTTTAAGACTGTTGTCTATTATATGGAAAACCGTATCAGAACATTATGTGGAAGCTGATGCCGGTGTTTACGTAGATAACGTAGGATACTTATGCCATGTGCTTATACCGGGGCAGCGCTTTGCCGTCAGGCGGGACCTGGACATCGTGAGCAGGCTCGGCACCAACGGCTACCTCTACAACCACCTGGCTATGGATTTCGCAGACTCCAAAAGATATTACCATTTTGTAATACAAGATAGTTTAAAAAAGAAGTTAAGGGTTAAAATGAATAAAGGACGAAGATACCGATTTATGTACAATGAAATACTTGCTAAAAGAAGAGTGTTTAAAGATTTCCAGATTAAGAGAGTTTTCGAAGATAAAGAATTAGGACATAGAAAGTCGTAGAAAAAAAGTAGCGATCACCCTTTGTGGATACAGGATAATCGCTACTTTTGCATATCCGTCTACTTTCGCAAGCGGACGGATATAATGCTAACAAAATATCTTTATACAAATAAAGCTCTATGGAGGCAAAGGTAAACAATTTTCAAAACAATGCGAAGGATAGTAACATTATTTTGACGTCAGAATCCAACGAAATGGATTTATCTGTAAAATTATCTAAAATTTTTAGCTATAATGGTCATAATGTTTCTTTTATAAAAACTTCTTATGGTATATTGCTAAATGCCACACAGATGGCAAAAGCATTCAATAAGAAACCTGCCGAGTATCTAAGGTTGCCGTCTGTAAATCAATTAATTAAGTCAATGGTGGGATTTTCCCACATTTCTGAGAATCAGATAGTTACAACTATGCTTGGAAGTCCTGAAAATGGAGGAGGTACATGGATGTTTGAAGATCTCGCCATAGATTTTGCGAGATGGTTGGATACTGATTTTAGATTATGGTGTAACTCGAAGATAAAAGAATTTTTAACATCAAACTTGGTTTCTATTCCAAATTTTACTGATCCGGCAGAAGCAGCCGAAGAATGGGCTAAGCAGTATCGTAGAGCTCAGCAAGCGGAAGCTATTGCTTTGGCTGAACATAAAAGGGCAGAGCAAGAAAGAATGGAAAAAGAAATAGCTGTAAATACGTTAGAAGAAAAGAAAGGGGATATAGAGTTTTCTGAGTCATTTAAGAAGGTGGATCATGAAAACATGTGGCTAATAAGAGATGTGGCGAAGAAGCTTGAGCAGAATGGAATCATCATCGCAGAAAAGAATCTTCGTTTGTTTCTTGAGGAAGTCAAGTTTATGTTCAGGAATGGACAGGGTAAATGGGAGCTGTACAGTGATATTGTTAAGAACAAGTTTGGTGTTTATCGATCTTATTTTGTTGACAAATATTCCGGGGAAAGAGTTAATCAGCAAACCATCTACATGACTGGTGCTGGATATGAAGTCACACTTAAGGGGATAAAGGAAAAGTGTAGGAGCCTTTTCTTGAAGTACGGCAAGTTTGAAGATCCTAACTTTTGAAAACACAAAATAGGGCGTTATACATATTATTCATATCTTTGTGGAGGTCAGGTTTGTTTCCTGTCCTCCATTTTTTTTTAAGAGATGACAGTCGAAAATTATATCATAGAGTTAAAATCGTCTTTAAGATCATTTGACAAGCGTGATCTGATAGATGAGGTATCCATCTACAAATGGGTAGAAACTGCCCTGAAGAAGTTTGGAGGCGATATTACTATGCGCAAGGAGGCGGTAGTGGATGTCAAGCGAGGACAGGCTCGTATGCCGGGAGATTACTTTGATCTTATTCTGGCATTTAAATGCGATTTCAAGGGATATGAGGTACCGGAAGGTGATAAGGTGATACCAGAGCTTCAAAATACAATAGCCTGGAAAGAACGTACCGAAAGAAGTTATAGGTGGTGTTCTTGTAATGAATGTTGTAAAGAAGAATGCGAGAAGGTGATAGTTGAAAAATTTTATATCAACACCCACGATCGCGATCATGAAGTTCGTTGCTATTATGATCGGCCTGTAATGTTAGGTCTCGCTAAGCCTATGCTTCGTGATTCTTGTTTAAGTAAATGCCGGAATAAGGTAGTAAAGGATAGTCCATATGAGATAAACATCGTAAACGGATTCCTGTATGCTAATTTCGATGGTCCTATTTACATGCAGTACCGGTCTCTTCCTTTTGACGGAGAATCTAACATAATTATACCAGACACGCCTCAAGGTCTGGTATTGGATTATGTAGATAATTTTGTGAAGATGAGATTCTTTGAGGAACTGATGTATAATGCCGAAGCTCAGGGTGCAGCCGATTTATTTAAGTTGTATGCACAACAAGATTTGGTTAAGTTGAAAAATGCGAAGACCGAACTTAAGATGATGGGAATGACATTGAAAGGCATGTACGAACCTCTTAGGCGGCGCCGTGCTGAGTTTGAGATATATACTAAGGCGTATCCTGTAATTGACAATATACTTAAATTGGTATGACAGAAGTAGTTCTATTTATATACTTGCTTGGTGTTATTGTGTCTATGATTGTTTGGTCAATCAGACAATTCAAAGGAGAGGCGAGTTTGATAGAAACAATGTACTGCCCGATAGTATTTTTGTTGAGTTGGATATATGTATTTGAAATATTTAAAATGAGATAAAATGTTAGAAGTTCAAGCAAGCGAAATAGTAACCGCCGACAAAATGAGAGGCGTGGGACCGGCAAACATCCTTTTCACAGCCGGACCGAATCCGGTAGCTGAAGATCGTAGAGGTGTAGCTAAGGTAACGGCTGGTGGAGAGAGTAAGAACGTTACAATCACACAAGCTGCCGGAGAGCAGGTTGTTGTAATTCCTGAGTTCGATTATCTTGTTCTTAGGTACGGATGGGAATCGGAAGATGGTTCCGATTTTGATACTGCAACCGGTTTTACCAACACAGGCATATCAAATGTGGATAATAAGTACGTTGGATGGAGTAAGCAGTGGGCTACCACCCAACAACAGGTAGGTGATTACCTTATTTACGGTGGTGATAACATGCAGTCCGGTCTTGAAGGTGCGCTTATCAGGATGAAGACCTTGCTATCAGCTCCGGGAATGGATGAGTCGGAGCCTAATATTAATGCTGATATCTATGGTAATTGGTATGGAAATAGAGATCGAGGAAATGTTGTTGTGTCTTTTACAGCCTACCTTGGAGGAGAGATGGTTAAACAAGGATTTAATTTCATTAACGAAGGTGGCGAAGAAGTTTACTCCGACAGCATTACTACCAACGTTTCGGCTCATGGTGAAACCAATTACCAAAATATAAAAGGTCTGTACACTAAGATGGGTACGATGGTTTATAATAAGGAAAAGCGTGATTGTGTTATTGTTATAGGTTAAGGTGATGGAAGGTCCTTGGGATAAATACAATAGGATTAAGGAGATGTTTTACCGGGATTTTGTTTATGATTCCAGCTACACAGAGCAGGCCTCGTGCATCCCGCTGTCGTCGGTGAAGAACGGGGCAGGCCGGGTGGGAGACGGTACCATCAACCTGGCTTATTATCTTCAGTTCCTTTATACGGAAATGATTCTTGGTAACAAGACAGAAGATGATGTTCGTAATGCCATACTGGTGCTTACCCGTCTTGCTGATACTACTTATGATCTTTTTTTTAATAGCAATAAAGGTATTTATTTCAAATTCGAAAAAGGATTTTTCTTAAGAGACGATATCCATAGCGAAGATGCTAACAAGTTTGGTCTTTCCAAAATAAGTTCCGGGTACACTAATGGTATAGAGTTAAAAGACGAAGATCCATGCTTCTCCCCATTCACTTCACAAGATCAGATCTGGAATCTGGCTCCTATATTAGCTTTCTTGTCAGAAAAAGGATTTGAAGGAGCCGGGCAAGTAGGATACGATATTTTTGAGTACGTTATTAGAAACAGACACAAGATATACAATCCTTATTACAGTGCCTTGCTTCATCATTGGACATTCCTTCCTGATATGGACACTGATAAAGTCAAGCCGTGGGATAGGGTTAGCAACCGTAACAAGAATCTTAAATACAAAGTTAAGGTTAAGAGAGGGGCTAACAATTGGTACTTCTCTGGAGGGTTCAGATGGGCTTTTAAGAAGTTCGGAGGCGAGTGCAGTACATTCTGGCATTGCCTATGGTATAAACCATTTATATTCTTATCAGATAGAGTATATCATCCATACATATGTAAATGGTTTGGTATTAAGGTTAAGAATAATTCTTATTATTGTCTTGGATCCACAAATGAAAAATCATGGTACGGTCCTGGATTTAATAAGAGGCTGGTTAAGTTCTTTAATAAGTCTTTGGAAGGATCGGAGTTATTTATGCCTCATCTTGTCTTCTTGCAAGAAGCCGAATGCGTTGAAGGAGATAAACTCAGGGCCTATTTAGATAAATGGGAATGGGATGGTGTTAATTCACCTATTGAATTTTTGATATTGTGTAACTGGTACAAAATTAAATTCGGAAAATGAAAATCTATTACAATTCTAAGATAGCTAAGTTGTTTACGTTCATTGACGGCTATAAAACAATTATGCTGTTTGGAGCCGTATTTACCGAACGTGATGCCATATCATTAAAGGCAGAATATCATGAAGGGACGCATTGTAATCAATATCAGGCGTTGTTTGCTACAGGCTTTATAATCATCTCAATCATAGCATTGGTATCTGGTCTTAACGGCCATGCAGGATGGTGGATGTTGTGGCTGTCTTTGATTCCTGTATTTTTGTACTATGCATGGTATCTAATTGAGTACCTAATCAGATTGTGTATGTACCGGAATCACAAGAAAGCATATCACAATATCGTATTTGAAAGAGAGGCTTTCGATCTCGAAAATGACTGGAATAAACATAGTGTATTTAGAAGAGAGTCTGAAGGGTTTAGTTTTCTTGGTTATTATAGGAAGGAGTATTATTATGAGTAGGAGAAGATATTTTGAAGAACGAAGATCCGGTAATGGAGCTATTTATCATTGTGTGGAAACAGAAATCGAGCCCGGAGATAGAATCAGATTATTTAATTTAATGAATAAAATCAAATCCGATACAATTAGCCAGGATAAGATAAATAGTGTACTGAATCAGCTTAGAGAAGGAACAGCCTTTAATATTCATACTCAGAGTCCGGTTTCTTTTTCGTTTTCAAGCACCTCTACCGGTTACGAACCAATGGCAATATGGATTAGATTTGACCCGTATCCTGCAAGTGAACAACAGGGTATTATATACAAGTTTCAGATAAATGACCAGAGGTACGTTTTTATGTTTTCTAATAGATACGATGGAATGAGAGATCTTATTAATAATGCAGATGAAGATGTTGATTGTATTACTTCTGCAAAAGAGAAGGGTAGTATGTATCGCAATGATTCTTTTTATATATATGTGTAAATTATGAGGAGAAGATTCGAATTTAACAATAATTATTTAACAGGTGATTTTCATAAAGCTGTGGCGTAAGGTTTTGTTATTCCGGTAGCTTCTGTTGTGTGAGTTAGTTCTTCTTTTGCTATCTTTGTGACAAACAGTTACAAAGATGGCATCAGAAGATAACAGAAACATAGCGGTACCTCAAACAGGTATGAACCGCGATCTGCATCCGTCGAGTCTTACGGATCAGCATTATACGTTTGCCTTGAATGCCAACATAGAATCCGAGGATGGTAATGTTGGGATGAGATCTAATGAGCACAGTAATCTTAAATGCATTGATTTCGATGGGTTTAAGGTTATTGGTTATAAGAATGATCTTACTTCGGGCAATATCTATTTTTTTATAACAAATCCTGAAACGGGCGTATCTAAGATAACTTATTTCAAGCCTGAATCCGATACAAGTATCTTATCCGACTCCGATATAGAATCTATGGTAGAAGGATCGGAGTCGTTGTGTTCCGGCATGAAAACTTTGCTGGAAGACAACGAGCAAGATCCGTGCCTTAAGTTCTCTATCTATCATCCTATAAAAACCATAGAAATAAAGACAGAGAAATGTGGGAAATGCATTTACTGGACTGACGACTATAATCCTCCCAGGTATGTTATTGTAGACAAGGCTCTGACTCCTGATGATGAAGGTGATATATGGTATCATTATCATGGGTATAAGATATGCGATAAAGAATACGATAGGAAAAAGTTCATGCAGGAAAATGGTTGTTTTCTGGCGTGTGAGAAACTTAGGGTGTTTCCGCTGCTGGATCAGCCATGTGTAGAGCCGGTACAGATAGAGTACGGGGGCAGCCTACGCGCGGGCGTGTATCAGTTTGCTGTGGCTCTGTGTGATGAATTTGGCAACGAGAAAACTAACTATACTTCATTGACTAATCCTGTGCATGTATTCGATGAACAATATATTAGAATTAATGATGGGAAATGGGGAGAAAGAACTAATCTTGGTATAAGACTTAAGGTGTCTAATTTGGATAGGCAAGTTAGTCATTACAAGGTGGCTGTTATTCAAAACACTGTTGGATATAATGGTGAAACACAACCTGTAGTCGATTATTTCATAGAAGGTATTCATCCTATTACAGAGAAGACTATATACTATTATTCTGATCTTAATAATAAGAGGACAACATTTGAACATATTTCTTTAAAAAGAGCCATATATAATACATCGAGAGGAATAGTATCGGTTGGAAACCGTCTTTTGCAGTATGGTCTTACTGCTGAAAAAGAGTGGAATTTACAACCTGTGGTTTCTCTTATGGGGCATTTCCTAAAATGGCAGGCATCGGTAGCCCACGAGGATCTGTATAAAGATGGTAATGCTTGTTCGTTGTATGTTGGATACATGAGGAATGAAGTATATCCTTTTTCTATATCATTTAAGACATCTACCGGTTATAAAACTCCAGCGTTTGTTCTTATTCCCCCGCCTTCTGATAAGGCAAGAGAGGAAATGAACAAAGACAGTATCCCATACCAGTCTATAAACGCATATGCTCCGGATTGTTCAGGAGTGGAAAGGAAATATGTATGGCAGTATAGCAATACGGCAGGAGATGGGATATTGATTGACGACGATGCGGTTGTTATAGATGAAGAACAGAAAGAGTGTAATAACCCGGCTACCGTAGGTCAAACTGTTATAGTGGAAAGCAATTTTGCCACTTTTAAAGGTAAATCAAGATTTATTATCGATTATGATGATATTGTAGGAACTCCGATAAATTATTTGTCTGAAAATATAGGTCTTGTAGCTTGTAACAATAAGGAGAATGGAAACAATGAAAGACAGATATGTGATATAGCTACCAAATACAGAGAAGACGGAACACAGGATTATATGGAGCCAATTGATCATATTAGGTTACCGGAAATGGAAGGAGACTGCGAAGTCCCTCATCGTCAAGAATCTATATTGTCAGCTCCAGTTCCTTTGATAACTGGTATTGTAGAGGATTATATATATAAAGAATTAGAAGACATGGAGCACGTGTCTACCGACTATTTATATACAACCGGAGGTGAGAACCAGAATAAGTATTCTGTTCTATTCAATTACGATACAATGGATTCTTTGTCTGAATGGATGGATGAAGCATTTTTTGGTGACAACGCAGGTGATAAATCCGGTGATGGAAGACAGCACCTTTGTTCCGAATTTTATCCGTATTTGCAGCCGGGAAGTATATTAAAGACCGTATCTGATGCTATATACGTTCTTGACGCTATGCCTTGTACATGTGGTTGCTATATTGAAAATTATTGTTCGGATCCTACTGTTTCAAGGTCTGATTATAATAACTTTCAAAATAACAATTACATCCTTGGAGGATATATTTTACATATAGATGGGTGGAGTGAAAAGATAAATGGAAAAGGCGATTGGAGGGCTGGTAGGTCAACGAGTACGGTAATAAATGATCAATACCGATCAAAGAACGGACCGAAATATTGCATTGAACAGTTCTGGCCTGATGCTTCCAAGAAGCTCCAGGATATGATATACAAAAATGCGGACACCGGCATACCTGAAACGGACTGGGAATTTGAGGGGTATGTAAATAATGCAACATTCGAAAATCCTACCGGAGATAAACTTAATATAGGATTTGCTTCTGAATTTGTAGTACGCAAGTTCGTGAGGAATGTAATGACTAATGCCAGGTTTATTAGAATCAATAGGCCGGAGGAATGGGATATAGAAGGATATAAGGAAGAAAATAAGGTCCTTTATCTTGAAGCCCTTGGGAAGATAGATGGTATAATGGATGCTGTTTCTACCAATTACGTTCGTGTTTCTTTTTGGAAGGATATAGAGACATGGAATCCACTTGGAACAATACCGGTAGATTTCGATAGGCCGGAACATGCTTCAGGACATTCGGTTATTATCAATATAGCAAGACCCGCATGGGGAACTATAGATGATAAATTCTTTAAAGAAACGATAAAACAAGATTATTTTTATGTAACAATAGAATCGCCGGTTGTAGCTGTTCCTTGGATAATGACATTCAGGCAAATACAATTCTGTAAATATAAGAATGAGGATACTCCGGATGAAGAGGAAGAACCGGGAAAGAAGCCGTCTCGTGCTATCTTGGGTGTTTCTTTTGCTACAGGTAAAACTATATATCCGTATATTTTTGGTATAAGAGAAAAGGAGGTAAATAAGATTGATTTGTCTGTGGATTCCATAACACTTAGATCAACTGTCTTATTTGCATCAAAATGTCAGACATGTGGAGATAGGCCCATCAATTGCAAGCCTCGTCCTTATAAATACGGGGATTTTGCATATTGGGAATCATCTGAGAAATATCCTGCTAATTTTGAACTTTATGATAGTAGCAGGATGAAAATAGATACAGGAAGATCTTATGATGATCCAAAAAAAACAGAAGCTTATTCTAATATTATGAATAAGTTAACAGAATATTATGGTGCTCCTTTGTCAGACAAAAATGGATTATCTTATTTCAAGGGTCATTCTTATGGAGGAGTAGATACTTCTACCGTATTTTGCCAACAACCTATACGTCATTACCGGTTCCCGGATAACAAGCATATACCTTTTATGAACAGTGATGAACGTGGATATGACATAGCTTCTGAAATATATCCGGTAGGTATTATGGTAGATGAGAACACCATACAAGTGTTTTTGGATTTTGCGGTAGATTCCGGTTTGATTACGCAACAACAAAGAGATACGATCGTAGGATATGAACTGTATCGTGGAGACAGGAGGCTGAATAGGTCGGTTGTGGCCTCAGGATTGGCCTACGATATGCTTAGATACATAGGAGACGATGGTAATGTAAATATCTATCCTAATTACCCATATAATGACCTATCACAAGATCAATATAATTATACGTCCGGCAAAAGAGACGAGTTTATATCCCATCCTTTCGACAAAGGAGGAAACGTGTGGTATTCATTTTGTTCGCCTGATATTTATTTCAACAAGCCCGAACTTCCAAATGAAGTATGTATAGACGGGTTTCAAAGAGGAATGTCTGTAGGCAGTTTTATACCTGTCGAAGATCATCCAAAATGGACTATCTTGGGTCCTGCCGCTTATACGATGGCTGCGTCACTTGCCGCAGTTGAATCAAGTGCCACAATAGCCGCTATGATAGCAGAAGAGCTTCAGATAAGGGCTCAGTCTGGATACATAGGAGGGTCGGCTGGTCTTACCGGAGGAGGATTCCTAACGAATTTAAGTGTGGCCATGCTGTTTTCTTCAATGGTGTCAACCATCAGTCAAACTCTTGCTAAGGGCCCGATATTGTACGGTAAGTACCGTTATGATTGGCTTAATACGTTTATAAACAATGGACCAAGACGTAATCATGCATGGTATTATACTTCTGTAGGATTATATAATTCAATGATAGGTATAACGGACCGGGATAAGTATGAACGAAATTTTGCTCGTGGTTTATCTTCTGTTAAGTACATGAAGTCCGGTGTATATCCTATGATGGATGCCAGTATGTCATCTAAATGGGGAACCGGTAAAAACGATAATGAGGGACGATTCTTATTTGTTAATAATATAGATCGTGAATCTTCGTTATTTTTATCATTTGGTGATCCAGGTGAAAAAGGAGATGGTAAATCGAAATATTTATTGGAATATCCGAACTATGTCTACAACTACGACAGTAGCCGTATAGATGATTCGGTTATTGCCGGAAGAGATGTTGTAGCAGGAAGAACATTCGAGCAATCCAAATCAGTTTCATACATCTGTTCTCCGTATATGAGGCTTATGCGATATAGGCCGGATCAATATGGTCAAATAGAAGATATAAAATGGATTTCCATAGGTGGATGTGGATTTTTCACTAATGAAAAGAAACTGATGTTCGGTGGTGATACGGTGATAACCAGATTTTCATTAAAGAGAAAATTTCCTGTTTTTTATAATAGTGCTTTTGGTATTGGAGATATGATACCTTTCCCTTACATGGATTATAGAAATGTAGGATATCCAAGATATTTTGTTAATTATGATACAGGGGAAGATGCGCTTGAAACCACGGATAACGAACGTTTCAATAGTTGGACATCGTCTAATAAAGGAAGATATGCTTTTTACCCAAATAGGAAGAGCTTGTATGAATTGAACGGTGACACCTCCGGTAAGTATGTAGATGGCAGATTTTATACATGGTTCTATGGTATTCCTCAGTTCCTTGTAGAATCTGAAATAAATTGTAATTTCAGATTAGAGGGCCCTCAGCCTCATGAATTATTCTATCCAAAAGTAGGAGATTTTGTTTGGTGGACACAAGAAAAGAACGTATCTATCCATAGGGACAATGATTACAAGATAAGTCCTATCTATTCATCAAGAATGACATTGACACCTAATGTATTGCCGGCAACATACGAACGTCGTTTTTATGATTGTGCTTACCAGCGACCTAATGGTGTTATATGGAGTAGGGCTGACGTATCTGAAAACAGTCAAACAGATCCGTGGCTAACGTACAAGCCTATGGACTATCATGAGTTCCCAACCGGCAACGGGAAGCTTATTCACATGAAGCGTATTGAATCCGATCAGATTCTTGTCAGGTTCGAGGATCAGGTTTCACTCCATAACGCCATAGACGTAATCAAGGAGCGCACCTCCCCGGGGCAGGCTGAGATGGGCACCGGCGGTCTGTTCGCGTCCCGGCCTCTGGAGTACAACACGACCGACCTTGGTTATTCCGGAACCCGGAGTACTGAAATAATTAGTTCAGAATTTGGTCATTTCTGGGTAGATACTAAAAGAGCACAAGTGTTTATGACCGACCCGAACGGACGTAATCTTAAGGAACTTAGTGTAGGGATCAGGCATTGGCTTAAACGTCATCTTCCGTTTAAGATCCTTAGATACGGAATAACTAATATCTTAACCGGTACAGAAATGACAGAAGAAGATACGGATAATAAATTTATCGGTCTTGGCCTGTCTCTTGGATGGGATAATAGGTATAAGAGGGTACTTATCACGAAAAAAGATTATATACCTGTTAAGAACCCGGCATATTATAAATATGATGGTGGAAGGTTCTTGTACAATGAAACAGAGGTGTTGTCAAACGATAAGGAAATATCCTTAAAAGACGAACAGTATTTCAAGGATGTGTCGTTCACTATCGGGTATTCGTGTTTGAAGCAAGAATGGATTTCTTATTATTCGTTCTGCCCCGACTATTATATAGAACAGCAACAATATTTCCAAACAGGTATAAACTTCCCGGCATCAGACGAAGAAGGTGGCTTATGGAGTCATTTGCTGACGAATAAAAGCTTTCAAACGTTTTATGGAACAACATATCCATTTATATTAGAAGTTCCGATAAAAGAGAAATATAATGGTTCTACGCTGGCTTCTGTCGAGTATGAGCTTGACGCAAGGAAATACGTTGATGATGTGAATTACACTCTTGATAGAAAAGTAGGTTTAGATACGATAACTATCTACAACGACACAAACAACTCAGGTGAAATTCATCTTGTTCCAGAAGAAAAGAATAATTTAGCGCAACGTATATCGTATCCGAAGATCGTAGGCGACCATACCGAGGTTCTGGATACTGAAGTATATAGAAGACATAAGTTAAACGACTTCTTTAATAGGGTTGACGATGACCGATCTGAAACACCTGTCTGGATCAAGGACGATAACGATATAAATAAGTCGGTTAATCTTGATGCTCTTAATTTTAGACGGTCATGGCTTGATAGGTTAAGAGGAAGTTGGATGCTGATGAGAATAAAGAAAGTAATTAGCAACCGGAAGATTATATTCCAGTGGTTGATTTCTGAGGATAAGATTAAGAATAGATAAATTACAATATTTAATAAGTTGAAAATAAGTGGTTTTTATTTTGTGATTTAATAATAGTTTAATGTATTTGTAGCGCCTATCGATCCATCTCGGACAGATAGGCGCTTATTTATTAACAATAAAATGATGTAAAATTATGAAAAGTAACGTGTTATTGCAATCAGAAAGCAGAGAATTGTTGGGTAGAAACATCTCTGTTATGTCAAAAGACGGTTTTGTGTGTATAACAGAGGTAATGGAAGCTTTGACTGAAAAGAGGGAAAAACATGGTTTGGCTCCAAAAAGATTAGATGATTTAATGAGTACAAAAGGATTTCAAGAGAAAATGTATGCTTTAGTTAAGAGACTGAATATAAACAATATATGTACTGCGGTAAAAATCGCAGTACAAAAAAACGATCTGTGTATTAGCAAGTTGACTGATCTTAAAAAATATCATATGGCTTACAGAAAAGGAAAAGGAAAAGATCAGAAATGGTTTGTGGATCCTTATTTCTTTGTAATGGTTGCATTGGAATTAGATCCGGATATATATGCGAGTGTAGTTATATGGCTTACTGATGGCCTTATCAAGAATAGAAATATGGCAGGTGATGCTTATATAAGAACATGTAAATCTGTAGGATCACTTGTAAAAAACAAAAATGAATTATCTGATAAGATAAAAAGGATAGCAAAGGCTATTAATTTTATTGTATTCAATAAACATGAGGATGGAATAAGAAATATGGCAACGGAAGAACAACTTAATGATATAACGGAATTAGAAATAGCCATAAGTTCGATAATAGACGGAGGATTTATAACAAACTACAATGATCTTATATCTTATTTAGGCAAGGAGTGGAAAAAAAGATGGGGTAATCCAATTATGACTCTAAGGTAATTTATCCAAATTAATACATTTTAAATCATTTTAATTTGTAAATCATGTTTTAATGTCTATATTTGCATCGTAATCAAGAGAGATTATAATGCAAAACAGTGGTGATGGAAGGTGATACTTCGATTTGTGTCATAGGTTCGAGTCCTGTATTTTTCATGTAAGAAAGATTAGATCAGTTGGTAGATCAAAACCTCCTTTCATATCAAAACACCTTCCGGGTTCTCCCTGTTTTAATAAAATATATAGATGGTGAGGAGTTCGGTTACTTCGAAAATTAGCGTAGTGGTTTAACGCAGCATCAGGTACATTTGCTTTTCATCGGTTCGAATCCGATATTTTCATTTTAGATCCGGCTCCGCTTTTCCTCTGTTTGGAAGACATAAGAAACTAATGAGTGGTGATGGGGTTAGTTACTTCGAATTTAGCTCAGATGGATAGAGCGATACTCTTTCAAAGTATAGGTCGATGGTTCGAATCCATTATTTCATTGTTTACACTAACTTCAGCTTTTCCCTCATTGAGTAGTCATTTTGATATATTTTTTTTCAAGCAGTGGTAGTAATATCACTGCTTTTTTTTGTATAACACTTTAAAGAAAACAACAACAAATGGGAAAGTTTAACAAAAAGGATGAAGGTGTTAAACCTACGATCGTGAATCACATGGGAGAGAAGGCGTATAAGCCTAACGCAGAAGAAGAGTTGGTATTTACGGTAATGACTACCATGTTGTCTGATTCTTATTATGAGAAAGAAAAAGACAAGGTGAACAGGATTAAGGACCTTATGGATCAAGTAGATCCATATTTCGCAGCACAAACAGCATTGTATGTCAGGAAAGAAGGAAAGCTTAGGTCGGTAACGCATCTTATGGCTTCTGTCCTTGCCGGCAAAGCATCGGGTAAGGAATGGGCTTCAAGGTTCTATAATAAGATCGTTATGCGTCCTGATGATATGAGCGAAATCCTTGGCTGCTATGCGGCTCTTAACGACAAAAATCCAAAGAAGTTAAGAGGAATATCCAGCGCTATCAAGAAAGGATTTAAGACGGCTTTGGAAGGTCTTGATCCGTATCGGATTGATAAGTATAAGATGGACAGTAGGGTCATTACTATGGTTGACTTAGTAAACTTATTTCACCCTAAAGGCAATCAGGCTAACAAAACGGCTTTCCGGTACCTTATAGAAGGTCGGTCTTTGTCTGGATTATACGAAAGCAAGATTCTTGAAAAAGAAATGTCTAAAGCCGGACAGGACAAGAAAGACGATAAGGAAAAGAAAGAAGCTTTAGGTGACGCTATTCGGGACGTGGTTTCTAATGTAAAAGGTATGCCTATTTTTAATATGGTTCGTAACCTTGTAAACATAATCAAATACGCGCCTGATCAAATAGATGAAGTTTGTAGGCAGCTTACAATAGAAGAGAAGGTGCTTAATTCGAAGATGCTTCCTTTCCGTTTTGCTTCAGCTTTCAAAGAGGTTGAAAATATAGGCACTGATGATTCCGAAAATGATATTGTATTTGAGTCGGATAAAAAACGTGCTAAATTAACAGCGCGTAACAAAGATAAGATTTTAGATGCGTTGGAGAAAGCCATAACCATCTCCTGCAAGAACCTGCCGGTATTGGAGGGGCGGTCGGCTATCCTGATTGACCACTCCGGATCTGTACGTGGAGATATGGGAGGATCTTCTGAGGTGTCTGCCTTTGGCAAAACAAGTACGGCTGTCATTGGTAACTTGTTTGGTTGTATGATTGCTTCTGTGCTTCCTGACGTATTTATTGGTATGTTTGGTGACAAACTTATCAATTACGAATATGATAGAAGTAAAGGTGTTTTATGGAATAACAAAAAATCTTTTACTGCCGGAGGAGAATGCGGTGGTGCCACTGAAAACGGTCTTTTTGCATTCTTGGATAAGTGCGTTAAAGATAAGATCAAAGTAGATAACTTGTACGTTATTTCAGATATGCAGATAGGAGACGGTGAATCTGTTGTATGGGAGAAAAGTTCCAATTATAAATATGGTAAATTCGCCGAACTTTTGAAAGGGTTTAAAAAAGTGAATCCAAATTGCAAAATCGTTTCTATTTCTATTCAAGGATATGGAAGTGAGATGTTTTACAGAGGATCTAATATCTTGAACATAGCCGGCTGGTCAGAATCTATCTTCGATGTTATTAACAGCAAGTTCTGTGGATATAAGAATATGGTTGAGAAAATTAAGAAGATAAAAATTTGATTGTTATTTCTATTTTAATTGTAGCTTTTCATAATAAAAAGTTTTAATGGGTATAGCCGAGGAAGTACGTGAGTATATCTTCGGCTTTTTTGTTTATCTTTGTTGAAAAACAGTTTGTTATGAAACAAGTATTATATAAAAATGACATATACCCCCATAATGTAAGGGTATTGCTTGGGGCAGATGAAGAGTATATGGTTAAGACGTTCGCCAACCCGGAAGTAGAAGATCAGAGCCGGGAGGGGTGGACTGATGATTATGGTGGCAGAACTATTTTCGTAGGAAACCGAACCAATCACAGGAAAGAAATATGTTTCTTGTTTCATTCGCTGTCTGATATGGATGTGAGAACCATAGGACATGAATGCCTGCACGGACTTTCCCTTTACTGTAAATATCTTAACATTAACTACGGTTTTGATGCCGGAGAAGATGAACATGCCGCCTATCTGATGGGATGTTAGTTGATAGGGTATGTGATGCTTACCATAAGTTTAAGAAGGAGGAGGAAAAATGAAAGAAAAAGAATTTGATTTTGTGATATATCCACTAAAGTTGATTATCACCATAGGGTTAGATTACAAAACATTGTGTGATCGTTTTGAGAATGCAGAATTGGATCATGAAGGAGAGTGGGGAGATGAAGGCGATTTAGATTCAGAAGTCTCTTTTATGAATCTTGTTCGTGATAAGGGGGATGATAGAGCTTTTAAGTTATTATGGAATTTTCAAAGTGAGAATGAGATGACTATGCGAAACATATGTCATGAATCATTTCATGCAGCTATGTCGGTATGCCAACATTGTAATATGTCTCTTGGTTTTAAAGTGGGAGAAGATGAACACGCAGCTTACATAGCCGGATTTGTTGGTAACTGCGCAGGTGAAATGTTTGGATTCTTAGAGGAAGAAAAAGATGGCAAAGAAGAATAAATCAGATTGGAAGCCCTCAGAAAATATCCTAAAATATTTGAAATCGTGGGAAAAGTTTGAGCCTGAATTATATGACGATAAGAAGGGAAATATAACAATCGGGTACGGATTTCATCTTCCTCATCTTCTTAAAAAATACAAGAATGGTATAACAGTAGAAGAGGCCGATAAGGAATTTGAAGGTGTAGTTAATACGTTTGTTCCGGAATTTATACGAAGAACTCCTAATTTCAAGAATCTAAACAATAATCAGCGAGATGCTTTGTTTAGTTTGTTTTACAATACAGGAGGACCGGAGTATTCTAAAAGCCCAATGCTTTTCAAATACCTTAAAGAAGGTGATTATGATAAGGCAGTGAAAGAAATAAATCACAATGAAAACGAGAAAGGTATGGGCGGCCAGAAGAAGCGCCGTGCCTTGGAGCGCAGAGTGTTCTCTACACCGATAGACCAGCCCTGGACGGTGGATGACGACAGCAACTATGTCTTGATTGAAGACAAGCCTGTAGAGAACGAATCTATAGAAAAAGATACTAATGATTCAAAGTATGAAGACGCTCGCCATGTGGAAGCTAAATATGGTTATACAGGTTATGTAGGTAGAGGATATGACGGAGATAAGGTCAGGATATCTGATTCGAATATAAAATCAGTTGGTATATCCAATAACGCTGATCCTGATAAGTGGTATGAATCTGTTAATCCAATATTAGATACTGACCCTATTAGTTTGATCGCCGATTTTATTCCTACTGTGAAACGAATGTTGGATCCTAACAGGGAGCGATCCGGGGAAGATACAGCCACGGATTTTGAAGAAAAAATGTGGAAAGCTTATACGGATGGAGATATAAGCAGATTGCCGGCAAGCAAGTATCGTTTTGATGACGATGATGATGATGCTCAGTATGTAGGATTGCCTCAAGAACAAGCTATTTTGATACAATCTTTATTAGATAAAGAGTATATGAACAACATGCTTGATGAGGCATATAAGGACGCTGATGAAAAAAGTAAACGAAAAATAAGAGATTATAAGAAGGTCCTTGATAAACTAAATAAAAATATATTTGAAAATCCGGGAAAATGGATTTTAGTAAATGAAGGTGTAAGTCCATTTAGAGAAGAGGTATATGGTGACAATTTTGAAAAAGTAAAAGAAGCTTCCGGATTAGGTGCGTTGAAGAATTTCAGTGTAAGATGGGATCCGGATGCCGGTATGTTGGATGTGAAGGATGATTATGATTTTAGCCGAAAAAAGATAGCGGAAGACATCATACCGGAAAGGGATGTTCCTCTTAGAATAAGGGAACGTATCAAATACGATCCTAAGAAAGGTAGTATTCTTCGAAATAATGACAAGGCTTTACCTAAAAGGTTTGTAAGGAAATACGAAGAAGGTGGTGTTGTAAATAAACAACGTGAAGCATATGAATACTTTACCAATAAGAGAGACATGTCTAAGATACAAGCGCTTGCCATCATAGGTAATCTCATGGCTGAATCCGGCCTTAAAGATGACATATACGGAGACAACAAAACATCATACGGAATACAGCAATGGCATAATGAACGCATGGATAAGCTATTCAAGCACGCTAAAAATAAAGGTCATTCTACACCCACATTCAAAGACCAACTTGAGTTCTTGGCTGACGAATACGAAGGAAAGACCGGATATTCTAATTTCTTATACACAAGAAAAGGAAAAGAAGGACCAGGGTATTACAATTACAGCCGGCAGGACTTTATGAACGCCGATAACCTTAAAGATGCTGTAATAGCTTGGAACCAAGGAGCAGGACGTCCTCATAAGAGTGTTATAAGAAATGATGACCGTTATAACCATGCTATGGAAGTTGCTAAAAATCTTGGTTTGGAAATTGAAGAAAATTCAGTATCCTTGTATGGTCAAATGGGATTCGGAGATGCCGGTGAAATAGCAGCATCGGTAACACTTCCAGAGGTAGAAGTGGCAGCCGCCCTCCCTAACCCGGAAGCCCCGTCCCGGGAAAGACAGTCCGAGGAAGAGAGATTCCGTACATGGACTGAAACGTATGGTAAGGACATCGTAAATCATTTACTGACGTTAGACGGGAAAAAGGATGGTGATGACAGTGATTACAGCATGATGTATAAACAGCATGAAAAAGAAAGCGAAGAGGATAAGAAAATGGCTTTGATTAATGCCGTGCTTCCCAACATACAACTTCGCATTAAAGGCGTCACTGACAATTAGAACAATTATTTTATTTCTCATATTAATAAAGCGAAGCCGGATTTGAGACTCGTTATGCGGATACCGAAGGTTGAAGAACGAGTCTCAAGATAATCCGGCTTTTTTGTGCGATTTCGTGAAGGATGGAACTATCATCGCCTTGGTTTAACAGAACAGACCTACGTACCTCCACTGTCCTGACGGGCATGGGAGCCCGTCTCGCCTACCAGCCTGCCTAATTCTCCACTGGCTACCTAATATAACTATTAACGTCACTCCATCACCTATCTCCCTTCAGTCGATAGGTTCAGTCGTTTTTAAATATTATAAGTTCTTTCGCATCGTTCCCTTCGGTCACGATACTCAATCTTTTAACACAATTAGGCAAACAATATAATAACGGAAAAAGTAATTTGTCAATCTGTTCACTCACTTAACTCCCTTCGGTCGTTAAGTTCATTCACTGTAAACAATTATATGAATAAATGGTAAAGTATATAAAATAATATAAATAATATAATGAGTAAGATCATTGAAAATGGTCTTAATATTAAGGAAAACGGAGACTATTCATAGGCGTAGTTTTAATTCAAGATTTGTTGTCCCACCCCTGACGGTCAGGAGGTTACGTTCAGAGCCGTTTTCCCGTCTCTTATCCAAACCGTCATAAAACAAAAAACCTTGTATCCTATTTCTCTCAAACCGGATACAAGGCCGTGCATTTTCTTCTTTGATCGTATGATGAAAAACCATATCTTTGCACTAAAACAAGATAAATATGGACACAAAGTTAAAAGAAATAATAGATCCTCACAAGTTACACGACAAGCTCTTTAAGAAAGAGCAGGTCTCTCCGATAGAAGTTATATACAATAGCTTCAGCAACTTAGGGTACAATGTAGTACGCCGTCCAGCCGGTCAGTGTTTAGGCAATTTGAGATATTTTAATCTATCTTATGACAAACATACTCATCATTTCTATCAGAAAGACAGGAAGTTGAGATATTGTAGCAACTTTCTCATATCTGATTACTGGAAAGATAGAGTGCGATGTTTCATAGTTTGGAACTTTGGATTTGGAAGATTCTTTCCGTACAATGACTTTATTGAGGCTATGGTTTATGATTATCTCCGATATGGTAGAAAGTCAGTTCCTTATCTTAAAAGCGTGCAAGAAGCTGAAGAAAAGTGTGTAAGGTTCTATATCCGGTCTCAGATAGATATGCTCCGTAAGGAAGGATATGCCGCTTATCGGGCTAAGTTTAAGGAAGAACGTCCTCAGTATTTTATTGGAGATGACAGGACGGTGTTTAGATGCCTTGATAGCTCTTTAAAAAGAGAAGAGAAGATTGCTGCATGCGTAGCTCACAAAAGGGCTTTAAAAGAAGGGATAATGGCTTCCTTCATCAATCACCTTAAGAAATATCCTACCACCTTGTATTCGTGGTTCTCGTCAGAGGTAGACAGCGAAGGAAAGAATAGGATTTGTCTATCTGAAAAAGCCATTAATTATCTTAATAAGAGACTGGTTCGCAATGGATTAAAGGCTCTTTCTGCATCATATCTTTTTAGAACGTTTAGAAAAATGGTGAAGACCTTGTTCGGTTTCAATGTCAGGTCGTTCTTGAATAGCTGTCTGATGTCTGTTTCAACAGAAGAGGTTTTAACCAAATCTATGAAGAAAGTAGTTTCCAAGACAGTGCTGTTTTTGTACAAGAGAGCGCTTAAGAACTATCGCCGGGCATGCGGTCTTAAGTACGACCCTGATTCGGGCGGTTTGTCTGTCATACGTACCTGATTTTTAAACGTATCCCATAACGTTGGATTTTCTCGTTCGTTTCTCTTATCTTTGTGAAAAAAGATAGTATGAAATTACGAATCATAAAAAATCGTCCGATATTCGCTCCCGGCGGTAGTGTTCAGGATAAGAAACAGGATATTAATGTATCTTCCACTCAGCCTATTCTTGATTATGGAACGCCTGTTAATAAATGGGGTGAATCTGATATTCAGAATATATATATGCCTTCTGATGTGACTTTAGAAACAGAGGAGGGTGAGATAAATCCATTTAGCAGTATGCCTACATCCGATCCGTTTTTTGAAAACAATGATGCAGGGTATGCAGGATATCTCGCTGATAATAGGGGCATGGTTAAAAACGTAGAGAAATCAGTCGTTGATAATGCAATGAATGTAGGTGATGCGGATGCTGATTCCTCTAAAGAAAAACGTTCCCAAGATGGTAATCCTCTGGATCCTATGACTACCCCATATTATTCACCCGATCTAACCGGCAGAGCTCAAATGTTCGGTACAAGTCTTGGCCGGATAAGAGCCGGTAATAAGGTCGGTGCTAATGTGGCTCAAGCTGCCTTGTCTGGTGTTAGTTTAGGATTAGGTCTTACCCGTAATATCATGGGAGCTTCATCTGCTGCGTATGCAGCCGGCAGAGACGAGCAGGCAGCGAGGGAAAAACTTGCCAAGGAGCGTCGTCAGCAATTCATCAAGTGGGAACGTGAAGGTGGTGGCGTTAACCTTGGAAATGGACAGAGAATAGATACGTCTGATATGACAGGAGAATACATTTACCCTCTTCCTAAATCTATGGAGGGTAATGCTAATGTTGAGATAGAAAAAGGAGAATACGTTTTGACTCCGGATGATGTTGGTCCTATGGAGGCAAAAGGTAACAGGCATGAAGACGGCGGCACTTCCGTTGATTTGCCAGAAGCTCATATTATTTCAGATTACCGTACTATCGATGATGATTTCGCTTCTTACGTAAGGGAAAATTATGGCATTAGAGCTACGGAAAAAGATACGTATGCTACGCTTCTTGATAGGTACAAGAAAAAAATAGGATTGTCCGAAAAGTATGATGATCAGGAACGTGTTTTCAAGAGATTGGAAAAGAATAAGGATGTTAAGGATAAAAATACTTCTGAGTTGAATAAGTCCATTCTTTCCAAGTACGTAAATGATAATCAAAAGGAAATAGACGAACTTGAGGTGCAATTCAGGTCTTTTGCTGATATTGTCTATAACAAACAAGAGGAATCCAAACGCCAAGAAAAGATAGATGCTTTCTTTAGAGATGGCGGAAAGGTTGATTTAAATGCCGTAAGAAAGCAGGCTAAGGCTCTTAACGTATCTGAATCTGATGCTAAAAATTGGATATACGATGAGTATGTAAAGAGAGTTAGGAAAATGGCTGAAGGCGGCCCTACCAAAGAGCAAATAGAGTGGGGTAAGAAAGTACAGCAGCTTTTAATGAAGCAGTTTGGACGTGCTCTTAATATGTCTATAGTGGATGTTGCGGACAGAGAACAGATCCTTAATCCTGATTCTGGTGTAAATTCTAATCAAAATCTGCAACACAGAAGTAGCGCCGGTTATGGTAGGGTAAATAACAAGGCTATTTCTAATTTGCTTGATATTAACCGTTGGGCTAATAAATACAATACGGATGGAGATTTTAATACAGAAGGATTCCAGACCGGATACAATAGCCAACTAAACAACCTATGGGCTTTGGCAGAATCAGGTGCTATAGCCAATGCCGAAAAAGCCAAGAAATTTAGAGACGAATACGGATTTTGGGGAGAAGATGCTGGTAAGTACGACCAAGGAAGTAAATCGGCATATAACTCATTTGCCGTAGATGACAAATTTGGGCAAACTACGGCAACCAGATCATTTTATGGATTGGATGTGGTTACTCCTGAACAAAAGAGATTGTTGAACGAAAAAGGGATAAAGAATTATGTTGACTTATTTGGTGATAAATCTGATGCAGCTAAGAAGATTCTGGGTGCCGATTATAATAAGTTTGCTGCTTTAAAAGATAGCGGTTTGATGTCAGAAACAGACTTTATTTTAGAAGCCGTAAATCCGGCATCAAAACCTATAGAAGCTGAACCTGTAGGAACCGGCGCTAAATCTCCCAACCCGGGTTCTCCGGGCAGGATAGAAGTGAAGAAAGAAAATCCTGTTGTTAATACTACTGTAGAAACGGAAGCCGAGGAAGAAGATGATACAAACGGAAGAAAAGGTGTCAGTCCTGCTTTATCAGGCCCTATATTCCCTGAGATGTTGAGGATGCTTGATACCGGATTAGAGATAGAGGGATTGGAAAGGCATCAGGCTCCGAGAATAGATCCTGTTCTGCAATCTGCTGATCAGTATATCAACGAGCTCAACCGCGCGACATCGGCTCAGTTGGACGCAGTAGGTGACGTGCCCGACTCCCAGCGCTCCGCTATTCTGGCTAATATGAACGCCATAGCCGGAAGCAATATAGCCAAGTACATTAACGAAGTAAATTTCAATAACGCAAGGCAAATAAACGAAGCTGATAGATTCAATGAAATGGCTTATGTTCAGACAGACGATAAGAACATAGCGGAAAGGCAACGTTATGAATCCGGGTTATTGAAGGCTATGGCTATAAGGGATGAAAATCTTGCTCGTTATTATGACAGCATAAACAGTGAGATACAGAATAAGTTCAATGTTCGTACATCATTGAATACCATAGCTTCCATAGCTCCAAATATGAGAATGCTTCCAAGTGGTCAAATTATTTACGTTCAAGGTAATCAGGATGTGATGAATATGGGTGATTATTCTACACCTTACTTGAGAAGTTTAAATGAAGAAGATGATGAAATTAAAAGAAGAAGGAGGACCAAATAGTGGCTTCACAGTATAGTATTTTAAGGCAATATGCCCCGTATGTTAGTCCTTACAACATAGATCTTGTTAAGGACGTCATGATGTACAAACAGCAGAAGGTTGATGCTGCTCGTGAAAAGATCTATACCCAGGTAGATTATCTTATGGGTCAAGAGATAGATAAGCCTGAAGCCCGCGCTTATATGGAAGATAAGATGTCAGGTGTGATTGCTAACATCAATCAAAAATTCAAAGGCGTGGATCTTTCTTCTGATGGTGTTACGAGAGCCATACAAGGAGAGATAAGTTCGGTGTTGGATGATACGGTCATTAACGCTATTGCCGGCACAAAAGAAGGCAAGAGGGTTATGAAGGAAATAGAATCTATAAAACAGAATCATCCTGAACTTTATTCTCCTATTAATGAATGGCATGCTTTGGATCCTTATTACAAATGGAGGTCAGATGGTAAAGCAGGATCAAGGTTGGGAGGTCTTCATTATTCTCCTTATGTCGATTATACTAAGGAGATAAATAAGCTGGTTAGTGACTTTAGGAAAAATAACGAAGGCAAGAAGATTCAAACAACAGAATATGATGTTAAAGGTAATCCTACTGGTGGGATTATAGAAGTTAACGTAGATGAACTTACAGATTCCCAGATAAGGAATTTTGTGTCTGCTAACTTATCTGAAAACATGAGGAATCAGATGAGAATAGAGGCATCATATATGGCAGCTACCAATCCGGTGTTCAGTAATCCGGATTTGGTTAGTCAATACATTGGGTCTTATGTCGAAAGATACGATAGACACATAGGAGCATTGGAAGCGAAAAAGAAATCAGTAGGGGATAATAAAGATATTATTGATCGTATTGACAGTCAGATACAGGAAGCTAAAAATCAGAAAGCAGAAGCCAAGAGGGAGGCAGATATGATAATAGCTTCGTCAGATCCGGTAGCGGCCGCTAATTTTGTTGTTACCAATAATCTTTTCGATAAGATGACTGATGCATGGAGATACGACAATACAAGTTTTGAAAGGAAGAAAGATGATCTTTATTTTGCAAGGTTGGCAGAGGATAGGGCTCAGCAAAAGTTTTTGACTGATAATGCTAAGTCTATGGTTGAAATATCGTTGGCAAAAGAGCAGCTTGCTCAGGCCAAGATTGAAACCGAATACATGCGTACTTACGGTGCCAAGATGGGAACTGAAAGCTCATCCGCAGGCACGACAGGTGCAGGCGGTATGAGAGTGCCTATGGCTCCTATGGACGGGCCTACGGCTATTAACTCTGGAACAGGTAAGACAGGATCTGTTAATTTGGCCAATATTCCTTACGAGTTACTTAAATCTCATTCTACAGATCGTAAAGCCAATTTATTGAAATTATATAACTCATTATCTCCTACAGATAGAAGCAATATCGTTGCAGCATCATACGAAGAAGAAAAAACTGATCCGGGATTGTATGCTAATATGACTCCTGAAGAGCGGATATATTCTTATTTGAAAAACAATGGAGGTCAGAAAAACGGATATTTCGGGCAAGGCAATAACAGATTATCTGAAGCTTATGATGCTTTACTTCTTTCTGATTCTAAGGCAAATGGAGCTACAAAGGCTATAAATAACATAACTGATTATCAAATCGATAATATAGTTACTGAAAAAAATAAGGATATTATCAGGAAAGTTCGTAATGCTAAGTTTATGAAAGGAAATTCTTTTATAAATCTTACCGATACAGATGATAAGGCTGGAGCTTTCCTACTCGCCACGGCCATAACAACCGGCGTATCTGATGCTGTAGGGTTTAGAGAGTACATGATGGATCCTTCGAGAGGAATAGATATTCTTAGTGCTATATCTCCGTCATTAGGAGCTAAGGCGAGTGCCGGCAAGTTGGGGAAAAACATATCTGATGCTATTACAGGCGAGGGTAATGGTTCTTCTACTGGTACGTTGGCTCTTATTAATGGAATGAAGAAACTTAATGGTGATCCCGATTTTAATATATCCGATTATATGACTATAGATAAGGATGGTGATATAGATTTAAAAGATTATCAAGAAGGGGAGCCTTTGACTATTACTCAGTTAAGATATGCTGAGAAAAATAGTAGGGTGTCTGACATGATAGCAGGTCAGATGCAGGACGAGATAAAAATGTCTGTATCTCCCGATCAGATTTCTGATATTTTGTCTCAGTATCATTACCTTGATTCTTACAAAAGATACAATTGGAATGCTGATTCACCTGAAAAGTCTTTGCAGAAGGCTCAGTTTAGAAGATTGTCTGGTTACATGGCAGGAAAGGTAAATAATCTGGATCCTACTGCTATTAATACCATCAATATGGACGCCGAGATAGATAATGGCACTGTCAGAAGGTTCTTGACTGCTCAAGTAGGGTCTGGTAAAAACTCTTATGTTACAGAAAGGGTAGAGATCACAAATGATGAGCTTCTTAAGGCAGGTATAGATCCTTCGGTTGAGGAGCGCAATTATCCAGTAGATGGTTACAAATCAAGTTTTGGAACTTGTGATTTTGTAGATACCGGAAAGAAGGAAGGCTATTCTTATGATAAGTATCTCATACGTAATGGTCTTCCCCGTTTGGCTTCTAAGGCTGATGTCAAGAATGATCTTTATGATATGGTAAAGGTTCATGGTTCTTACCTTAAGCCAGAAGAAATGAATGTTGTTAAAACCCTTGTTGATAATTTTATTGACATGTCTGATAACATATCAGTTCAGTTGGAAGGAATGGATGACAGGGGTTCGAGAGAGGTAGCGGTCAATTTCTATGACAAAAGGACTAAAAATTCTAAAAATCCTGCATTGTTGTTCTCGGATTTTGTTCCTTTGGATCCTGGTAATGATGAGTATGCGGATTACTGGAATAGCATTCACCAGAAGTGTCCTCAGTACTTCTTTGTAAAATACGTGAAGGAGGCTGTTCAAGAGCGTCTTGATCAGATGAGAGATCCGTATATGGGAGGAATAAATATCATGCCCAACATGAATGACAAGTTTAGTAAGTTGAACGATTTTTTGCAAAAAATTTATGGCTGATAATAATATAGATAGATATAATCCTGCTGCTAAAACCACTTACGAAGATGTGGCAAGGCAAAGGAAATTAGCTGAAGAAGAAAATTACACTCCGGCTACATTACCGGAGACGACAACGCCTCTGGTTCCTAATTATATGCCTGGTGAAGGTGTGTATGCCCAACCTAAATTTCCGGATTACGCATCAAGGATAGCTGCTGCCGAATACGAAGAATCGTATATAGCCAAGGAGATAAGCAACAGCTACTCGGAGGCACTGGCTCGTAACAGCTACAGGGGGGCTACACCTGCCGCGCCGCCCCTTAATCCCTATGGACCGAAGGTAAGTATCCGTGAAAGTCATCAGATGGGTAATGATGGGGTATGGCGTACAAAATATCCCAACTATATTCCGGGTATAAATAATGAGGATTATTATGCCAGGAGACAGAGCGGGTGGAGTAAGTTTTGGAATGGTGTAGGTAAATTCGCTTTAAAGTCTGCATTGTACGGTGCGCAAGGAGTTGTGTCATTGCCTGACAAACTTATCAATATGGCATCTGAGGGAAGTTACAAAGCTGCGTTAAACACTAACATGGATAAGTTTGTAGGTGATCTTGACCAGCAAATAGACATGCTTCTTCCCCATTATTACAAGAAAGAGGTAGAAGATTATAATTTCGGTCAGAAGCTTTTTAAGGATACCGGTAATTTCTTATGGAATGACGTCCTTGGTAATGGTATGTCTTTTACCGTAGGAGCCATGATATCAGCGTACATGACCGGAGGACTTGGGGTTGGATCATTGGGCAATATAGGCGCTAAATTAGGTGGAAGAATCGGAGCTAAGTTGGCAGCAAGGCAAGCTGCCAATAGGGGCATAGGAAACCTTAAAAGCGTGTTTAACAACTATGTAAGAAAAGGAGTTGCCACCGGAAGAAATGTAGGGGAGGCGGCTAAGACCATGACGTTGCTGGCTACCAGTGCCGGATTCGAGTCATCGGTTGAAGCAAATTCTTTTATGAAGCAATCCGAGTCTGATTTCAAGGATTATTATCGTAAGATTTATGGTCGTGATCCCAATGCAGAGGAAATGGCTGTTTTTCGTAATTCTAATGCTGATGTAGGTAGTGCCATATTTGCCGCCAATATGGGTATAGTAGGATTATCCAACTGGCTTCTTTTTGGTAAGTATATAGGGTTAGGAGGCAAGGCTATACCTGGTTTGGAAAAGAAGCTCAACAAGCATTTATTTGGATTAGGGACGGAAGTTGCGAAGCCGGGAGAGATGGCTATTAAAATAACCAATCCCAATATAGGACAGAAGATAGCAGGCAATGTTTTCAATATCATGAAAAGACCGGTATCTGAAGGATTATGGGAAGAAGGATCTCAAGGTGCTGTCCAGAATACGGCTGAGGAATATGTTAAGTCAAGATATGACAATGTTGCCATGAACGGGGCCGTTGATGTTCTTGATGCTATTTCTGAAGGATTTAAAAAACAATATACGTCTAAAGAAGGATGGACTGAAATAGGAATCGGTGCTATTATCGGTTCTTTGTTTGGTATGAGGGAAGGCTTCTTTGGAGTGAAAGAGTATAGTAATAATCAGATATTGCTGGAAAGGCAAGTAAATGAATATAACAAAGCATCTTCTAATCTTAATACGGCGGCTTTGAATACGTTGAAAAAGTCAATGAGTTTAGGGCCTCAAGTTCGTTCCGATGCTCAGTCTATGACCGGCAAGGAGCTTGATGATGCAATGTTTGAAAAGATGTCGATTGACAACCAAATGGGAACCTTAGAGGATTCGGCTGAAAATTTCAGGCAGATGGTTGATATGATGCCTATTTCGGAAATAGCCGAAGCCAACGGAATGTCTTTGGAAGAGGCAAAGAAATACAAGGATTCTATTATTGATAATTATAATAATCGTCTTTCGGATTTCAGATCTGCCCAGAGTTTTGCCGAAGATCTTATAGGTGATGATTCTAAGATTGAGTTTAGAAAATACGTGGCTCGTAATGCTTTTCTTGGTCTTCAATCGGAATCAAGAATGAAAGACATAGCTTCTGTCATAGAAACGCTTTCGGGTCAGCCTCGCGTGGCATATGCACTAAGTACGTTCTCCCGGCTGTCGGACAGGGCAAGGGAGCGGGCGATGGCTATCCGTGGCATACGGTCAAGGATAGAAGAGCTTGAATCCGAAATAGAAGATCTTGCTACTCGTCCTCGTAACGTAGATGGAAAAGACCCACAAGCTGAATCCATACAACGAAAAACCAAAGAATTGGAAGATCTTAGAACCAATTATAACAATTCGTTGTCTGAGTTATCAACGTTAACAGGAAAAGAGTTTTCGATAGAAGAGTTGGTAAGTAAAACCGAATCTGTTTTATCATCGCCTCTTTCTCCCATAAGTTCACAAGATGTAATAGAAGCCTATGATACGCTTGTGGCTTTTGATGATTATTTTAATGTAAAATCAAGACAGGAAAAGAAGTTTACAGCCAAAGACAAAGCCATGAGATCCTTGGTAAATGAATACCGAAGGAGTTTGATGGACTATAGGAATATGAATAACTTCTTGTCTAAGATGCTTGATAAAAGATTCTTAGCTGAGGAAAACAGGGGATTTTCAAAAGCGCTGTCTTCTCTATGGTCTACTCCTTATAAGGGGGATGATAAGGTTCCTGATTTTGCAGAGCCTAATAAAGTTGGTGAATATGACACTGATGAGGTAGTAGATCAAGCTGTGTCAGAAGGTAAGATTTCGGAAGACGAAGCTTGGACTATCAAGGCTTTTATGCATGCTCTTGATAAAGTAAGGGAAGATAGGATGAAGGAAGCAGAAGACGATATAAAAGAGTCACCGCTTACGGAGTCTGTATCGGATGAAGATTATGAGGCTGCTATGGATAATCCTATTATGGTTCCGGTTGTAAGGCAGTCTATAATTGATAAACTATATACAGGTAATGCCGATCTTCTTACTGCGAGAGAAAAAGATGTGTATGATAAATACAAACAAGATTTTGATGATTATGTATCGTCTTTAGGTGATAGTCCTGTTAATCTCATTAAATCATTATCTGAAAAGGCTGACAGGCTTACAAGTCCGAGATCAGTATATGAGGAAAATAAAGCTATTATTGATATGGCTAAGTCTAATTTGGAGCCAGATCAAAGAAAGGAGCTTGATGATGCTGTTTCTTCGTATGTTGATATAATGAACAGACGGGATAAAGGGGAGAAGGTTGACGAAGATAAGCTTGCCGATTCGGTATTTACCATAGAAGATCTTGGCCAAGTTGGAAACATCACAGATCTCCTTCCTTATATCGAACAAAACAGGATTATTGATAAAGGTCGTATTTCCGAATCTACGTTAAGTAATTTTGGGGAGGATGATGCTAATATAGATTCTCTTGTAAATGAGTTAGACGAATCTGATAATACACCCGGAGCTAACATAGATAGTGCCCAGAATCCAGAGACGTTGATGGTAAGAAGAATCTCCAATGATGGCAATGAAAGGTATGAAATTGCAGGTCTTAGAGCTGATAAATTTATATCTTCCATAAAATCATTGGTTCCTATTCAAATAAGCTCTGAAACGAACGCTAATGGTACTAAAAGGTATTCTCTTAACATAGGTGGAGAAACGGCTACTATAATTGAACTGCCTTATCATGCGAGATGGTCTATAGACAAAGAATCGGCTCGTGTTCTTAACCGTTACACAGACGTGTCTATTCAGGACGTGGGTAATTCCTATTCTTTGGTTTATAAGCGTCTTGATTCAGATGAGTTGGTTCCGTACAGAACAGGTGTCGGATTTGGAGAGAATGAGGTAGATAAAATAGATCAGGAAGCATTATCTTCTTTGAAAAAAGGAGATAAGGTTAATCTCGAAATAGATGTAAATGATACCTATAATCAGTCTCTTTTTGCCGAATACAATGATGCTGTTCAGTCCGGAGATAAAAAAAGAATAGAATCTGCTGAAAATAAACTGGTATCCAATATGGTTATCAAGGTCATGAGTGGAAACAGATTCGTTTCTGTTGTAAAAGCTGACACAGGGGGCATAGATGGTATAAGTAAGATAAGAAGAGCGGCTTTCAACAAGTGGAAGAAGGACGCCGGCCGGTCGGCTACCATCGGCGTCGGCACGCATGTTGTTGCCCGGACCCTTCCCGGAAGACCGGTGTTTAACATGAAGGTAAACGGTCAAGGATATGGCCAGGTAGAAAATCTCCCCATTACCGAAAAAGGTGCTGAAAAAGTATCTGATGTCGGATATGTATTAAATGGCAAAGTCGTGCTTAAGAACGGATCTAAATACACAGGCTTCCCATTTGCTTATTCTATATTAAATGACAAGGGGAATAATTACAAAAATGTAAGAGTTCCGGTAGTTGTCATCAAAGGTAAAAACGGTCTTAATTATCTTTTCCCGGTTAGTCTACGTTCTGTAGAATCAGAGGAAGGGCAGAAATGGATGTCTTTTATAGATATGCTACTTGAATCTGGTGATTCTGAATTGCTACAGATGGGTCAAGATGATATACAAGATCTTAATGCGTATCTAACCAAGTTAGGTCTTGATCCGGCTTCGTATCAAGTATCGTATTTGAATCCTATTTCAGGGCTTAGAAAAGCTCGTGAGGCTATAGAAAAATTATCTACGGTTCCTGATGTTGTTAAGTGGGTAGAAGATGGAAGTAGGAGCGTTAAAGACATTGTGACGTCTGAAGTAGAATCTGGAATAGATTTCGAAGGTGAGATGTTTGTTGCTCCTAAGATCAGGATTCAGTTTGGTAAATCATCTTCCAGCCCTAAGTCGCTTATAGAGGATGATCTTCCTTTCTCTGATGAGGGTAAGACCGTTACTTCTAAAGAATACGTGGATGTTTATGAAGAGGAAATGCCAGAGGAAGAACAGCAGCCGGCTGCCGGCAAGACTGCCCCGGTACAGCAGCCTACAGCCACGAGCGGCTCGTCAGTTTCTTCTACCGGAACAACCAGGACTACAAGGAAGTCTTTTGCTGCAAGGTTAGAGGATATAGAATCTTATATAAAGGAAAACAACTTACCCCCTTTTGCTAATATCTATGATTTTATAGCAAGAAAGATTGTAGGTGGAGATATTAGATTTTTAAGACAAAGAGGTAATCCTAAAGATCTTAAGTCTGAAATGGGGTTAGACCCTAAGGGTACTGTAGGTGATAGAATATCTTACAGTAAGGGTTTGACTATGGATGAATACGTTGATTACCTAAAGAAAAGCAAAGAGCAAGTAGTTGTAGATTATTTAAATAGTAGAAATGGCAACAACGAACAAATTATATCAGAGTTGAAAAACTTTTTGAAATATATTAATTTTGTTCCAAGTAAGGCTTTGAATTATTCTCTTAGAGTCAATGGCATGGATATCCTAAAAGAATATGGCACAAAAGAGGAAGTAGAAAAAATGGAATCTGATATCAATAGTTTGGTTTCTAAAGTTTTGCCTACGGTGGATAATAAAACCGTAGAAGATGTTTCTACTGCAATAAAATCAAACAACTTGCCTGCCATATGGGAGCCCGTGGAAAGCCTTGATATGACAAACGAGGAAAAAATAGAGTTTTTGAATAACGTAGCAGATTTCCTTAGCGGCATACCAGAGTATGATGCTGTCGTGGAGTCTATAGAGTCAGAATCAGATAATATTTTAAATGATGGAAAAGAAGGAAGTGCAGAAGGCGGTGCAGTACGCACTGAGGAAGATGGCGATAAAAAGGGAGATGGAGAAGGCAAAGGACAATCCGGAACAAATGTCGAAGTTAAAGGAAATGTCGAATTACCTGGATATGAAGAAGGAAGAGTAGATAACTATAGGAAGAACGGAGATAAGTTCTCTGACATTGCTGAAGTCACTTTATGGCTACTTAGAAGGGCTGCCGGCATAACCTCTATCCCGGAAGGAGAAGAGGTTTATGTAGAGGGAGATAAGGTTAATAGTATTATGACCGATATGGAATCAAGGTATGGTATAGACACCATCAATCACTCGCATACGACTAAGGCTATAAGGGATCTTAACGGCGTATCAGGTTATAAAGTAGAATACGGCTTAACCTTTTTGACATACGATCCTTTTATTAGGATATCCAATCCAAGGGAAGAATATAAGGCTGCGAAAGACGAGCCTCGTATATCCGAAGAACCGCTTACTCACATATCAAGGGTGACAACCCCTTATTTCCTGTACGGCGGCGATGAAGCATATACATCTGTTCCGGCTAAGGTAGAACCTATACCGGAGAAGATAATGGGTCGTAATGGCATTAAATTTGGTATGAGTGTAGTCGAGTTAACCAAATTAGGGTACAAAAAAGCTGGTGGAAACTGGATATATAAATTCTATATGAACTCAGGTGTGTATGATTTGTATAATATCAGTACCGGTGAAGCGTTTAGGGCAAAACCGGATCTTGGAGTTAAGATAAGTTCCAGCGCATTCATCCGTTCTTTATCTCAATCTGGTAGGAAAATACAAAATATGATTAGTAATATGAGCCGGGAAGAGATAGATAGGAATAAGAATCTTGTAGAAGGTTCTGATAATTCGGATTCGATAAATGAGTTAAATAAGGAGTGTTAAGTATGAGAAGGAGATTTTTTAATGCTGCGGATAATTTTGTGGGAGGATGTTATAATAAGTTATCCAATGAAGATATAAAAAGGCTTGGAGGAAAAAGACCTTATGTATGTCAGTTTAATAAAATTCATATACATATAGGGCCTGTATTAAAAGATCATGATTCCGATGTCAGTGATATAGTGTTTAATAGTGACTGGAATTATGGTGATTATGAATCTACGGTTTATCATCATAGCAATAATGGTATTTTTATATTAGGTGGAAATAAAATTGGTAATATAGAAGACCATATGCAAGATCTAACATATTGGTACGAATATGATCCGAGTCTTAATGAAAATTATTGTTATTATTATTATGAAGCTGATAATAGTGGAAATGCTATTAAGTTGAATGGTGAGTTTAGTGATGTTAGCACTGTTTTTAACATTCCCAGTTTGAAGATTACCACTCTTCGTGATGGCAGTTTGAGTTTTCCAGAGATTTATATAGAAGGAGTTTGGGATCCGTCATTGTATAAGTCGATTTTATAGTTAATTTTGAAAAAAGTTAATTATTATGGGTGTCAAATGTCAGATAGAAAAAAAGGAAAATGAAATAAAACGGGTTAAGGCTCCTAACGGGGAGCCTTCCGTTCTTTACGAAAGTGCTTTAAAAGTATTAGGAAACAGCGAGCGGGCTCTTCAGGTATGGGCGAAGGCTTACACTTCTGATTTTTTGTCGTATTATGGTCATTGGAATAACCCGGCTCCAGGGGAGATGTTTAATACCGATCCCAATGGCGAACCTCTTTTAGAAGATGTGCTTTCGTATATGAAGCGTCAGACTTATTTTGCTGATCCTTTAACGGCTCAGGATGTTAAGGATGTAAGAGATGCTATGATATCCGATTCCATATATAGCATACGATCTCTTATTAATAGAGTTAGAAGCTCTTTTTATGTGGATGGCAATCTTATCCTAAATGAAGAAAATCTAAGAAGATCCGGCTTGTATAATGAGACGGAAATAAGTAGGATATTAGATAATCCTTCTGTACTTAATGAGGTCAGCTCTTTTATGAGGCTATTGTTAGATTATTCCAATAACGAACACGATCTTGGGAAAGAGGCTTACTTCACAACCGTAGAAAAACCATACGGTCCTGTTGTGTATAAAAAAGGCGTCTTCAATAAATTAGGAAAGAGAGCATCATACAATCCGGCTGAAGTTTATGAGGTTATAAAAAATACAGTAGGAGGTATTAGTGTTGTTTCAGAGTTTGATGCTGCTTTCGGATCTTTATCTGATTCATATCCGGAGTTAGTTGAAAGATATCAGTCGGATAAGAGTTTTGCCTTGTCGATGTTCAACGAATTTTCGAATATGAACATCGTTCCGGTTGTGGCTTTAGAAGATAATAATATCGTAGAAGGGAAGAGACGGTCATTGTCAAAGTTGCAAGATTATGCTTATTATAGCCCTATTAATGCTGAGTCATTACGGGCTCGTATATCAGCCTTTCTAAATAGGGTTAATGCTGATACAGAAGAAGACCTTAGAAGTATGATATGGGACGTAGAAGAGGCTTGTGTAGGTCTTGGTATAGATATCGTAGGGGCGTCTAAAGCATACGACGGAACAGAAGAATCGCTGAATAAAATTGATAGCTTGATGTTGGATCTCGATATTTATGTAGCAAGGCACAACGATGACACTTATGCTCCTACCTTAGCTTCTGCCATTGATGACGTTCTTGGAGATAGCAGGGATCGCCGTGTTATGTTTCTGCCAGAGTATATGGATAATATGAATATCGTTTATATGGAATCTGACATAGATCCGGTATCGGCATTTGAAAATCATTCTCTGCTTTATCTTGGTGGAAACCTATATCATAAGGTAGAAAGAGATAATTTAAGTGATTTGTACGATATGGCTGCCGAGCTTGCCAAGCAGAGTCTAACTTATTTCCCACCCGGTATCTATCCTGAATATTGTTTTAAAGATGGTGTTTTAGATAAGCTCCGCGTGAAAAACATAGATAGTAAGGCCCTTGTTGATTCTATTAAAAAATACGTCCTGTCTTATACCGATTCTCGGAATACGGAAGAGATGAATGCTACCAGATTGGCGTTCGGTCATCTTGTTATTCCTGAAAGCTCGTATGTTAATGAAGAACGGGAGTTTAGCCGATACATAAATAGAAAGCAGGACAAAGAGAATCCTTTACTCTTATTCGATTTATACCAATCTTATCTTGAAAATAAGCTTCATAATACGGAAGTGTATGAAGGGGCATACAAGTATTTTGACTTTAAACCGGATCATTTGCTGGGTCTTACCGTTTCAGATTCGGATACGTTAAAACAAATTGAACTATCTTTGGCAGGTAATGATCGTGAGCAGTTATTTGAGTATAGCATGAGCAGCACCGATCCTTCTTTTACAGATCTGTTCTATTTGGATTATTATGATATGTTATATTCCGGTTCTGATTTCTATCACGATCTTTTTACAAAACATCCTAATCTCTTAAATGAGGTTCGGGGTCATAACATAACTAATCAGGATGATAATGTTATCGTAGAAGGTTTGTATGATAATTTTATCAGAATAGGAAACATAGTGTTCACTAAAGTCGGCGAAAGTAGTTCCGGCTCTATCTACCAAAATCTGACAGGAACCGAATCGGAGGTGAAATACGATTCTACTCAGAAGGCTAAGACGGTAGAAACTGATTACGCTCCATACCAAAACAGATCCGGCTTGACGCAAGACATGACCGTAAGCAAGTCTGAATTGGATGATCTTAACAAATTGGAATGCAGGTAATTTTTGTATATATATAGTTTTTTCATAGTTATAATTTGGGAAGTGAGGCTTGTGAAAGTCTCACTTTTCTTATATATGCACGCATATCAATAACATACAAGAAAAGTTAGATTTTCATTGTTTATGAATTATTTTTGTTAAGTTTGCAATATTAGTTTCAGGAAGGGATTATGGAAATAAGGAAAAAGTAAGAACCGAACGTAACTAATAACAGTAGGAAATGAGAATCAGTACCATCAAACGTAACAACAGCATTCATCTTATGTATAAAAACATTATGAATGATTTAGGTCAATTAAGAACTGTAGTTTCAAAATCCTATATTTATAATCTGATACAAAATCAAACCGGATTAAGTATCAGAACTATACCCCATGTACTTAACCATACCAAAGAACAGGATACGGATTCTTTGTGAAAAGCATGTATTTTCATACATTTGTTCGTTCTTTAGTTTTAGTAGGGAAAAGTTTTTCATGGTATTTTAGTTTAGATTAGTTGAGGCAGGATTCGCAGTGATGCGGATCCTGTTTTGATTTACAGCGCTTTACCCAAAAAAGGAAAAGCGAAAGTTGCTGATTATCAATTTTTCCCCATAAATGGGGAAAACTACTCGTTGTATATTATATTTCCGTTTTTACTGAAAATCCTTCCATTTTATCGGAAACAAACTCAGCCTTGTTCCACCCTGCAATCATGATCTTTGTTACGTGCTTCATGCACGTATGTTTAACAATTAAATACTATAAAATTATGGGTGGTGATAAAATCGTCCTTTTAGATGGAGCCGGGGCTAACGGTGGTGCGGGAGCCATAGTAAAAAATATGATTCCCGCATTCCCGTTTTTCCCGTTTGGAAAAAAAAGAATAAAAATGTTATACCGGTCGGCGGGCAATAGAATACCCGTGGCCGGTTTGTTTCACATAACTTTTTTTTGACATGAATATAGCACACGAATCTAAATCGAATAAAACCCCATTGTATTTAATAGGAGAGTTGATTGGCGTACCGAATACGGTTATGGACTCAGCATTGCATGAACTGAAAGATAGAATAGACAAAGACCCTAAATATAAAGATGTTAAAAATTGGCTCGAATCTTTACCCAAGATCTGAACCTGTTTTTTTCAATACCAGGCCCGATGCGATTTTAACGTATCGGGTTTTTATTTTAATTCATATTGTTTTATTTTGAATCTAATTAATTCATGAATGTCGTACTTTTGTTGAAAAAGTATTCTATATGGAAAATAAGGAAGATTACGTTGGTTACGAAGATCAAGAACTGTGTAACCGGTATTACAAAGAGGCTGAAGCCATGAGGCAAAAGCAGGACTGGTCTCGGCTTAGGGCTGTCCCTGCTCCGGCCAAGGGAACGCCATCGCCCGGCTGGGGTCAGCTTGGACGTGGAAATGATGTCCGTGTTAAGTACGTTGGCATCAATTCAGGATTAGGAGGGGACAGATTATGACCGTAGAAGAATTGGCTAATAAAAGATACGGTGGCGAATTTGTTTTCATGTTTGGTTATCTTGAAGGTAGAACAAGATTCGTTTTTGAATGCTTTGATCCCAGACCTGATCACGAAGGTAAAAACACTTATATGGTTTCCTATTTTGAAAAGGGACTTCATAGAAGAGATGTGGTAGATGTACCGTGTTATATGAATGTTTTGCAAAAATCGTAAAATTGTAGATGATATGGTTAGAATTGCATATTTCGGAACCGATGGATGTCCTGGTCATCACGTTATTCCAATACGAGGTAAATTTACGGAAGAGGATATTAAGGTAATAGAATCTATAGATTGTGATGATTTCTATAAGGTGTTTGATGTCATGCGTTTTAAGATAGCTGAGTTTAAAGGATGGACGATATTGGGAATCCCGGCAAGCTTAGGCGATCATAGACCTGGAAGCAAAACCGTTATCTTCATAGAGGGTAAAGCTAACGAAGCTGATTTTATAGAAGTCATACAAGGGTATTATTTTCTTAAAAATAAGGTAAAGAAACTTGCCGAATTGTATCATGATGGAGAATGGCTTGCGACTGGTAAATTGAATTGAATCAAGATCAGCCTACTAACAAGGAGCGGTTTCAATTTACGTTAGACAAGGATGATATTATTAATATGATTAGGGGAGTCGATTTAGATCCTTATTCTGATGTAGCGAATGAAATAGAGAAAATCGGATTGGGAAAATCATCTGATTCTTCATATGAGGGTCCCACATGGTCTTGGTTTATTAACAAAGTAGAACTTTGGCAGAAGAATAATGTATGGGATGGTTTTTCTGCTGAGTTCTTATGGGGTTTGTATTGTAGGATAAAGAAAGTATAGTAACAATTAATTAAAAACAAATCATGGAATTAAAAGATTTTAAAGATGTGGTTAGAGTAATGACAAAAGAAGAGTTCGAATCAACAATCGAAGAAGATATTAAATTCGTTGAGGGATTCAAGAATTTCTTAAAACATGATGATGCCACGAGAATAGTAGAGCATATCAAGTCTGTGTTAGAAGCATCAGTAGATTACTACTATCCTAATCATCCCGAAGTAGAATTTGAAAAAGATTTTAATATACAATACGATGTCAATAATATCTTGAACAAATACGGCCACACCGAAATGGGTCTGTATAAAATACAGCTCTATGTAGAGAAGATTTCGGGTAGTATTCAAAACAAGAAGCCTGTAGACGTGGGAGAAGTCTCTGACGGATACCACACTTTCAATGAATTGTATCGGTATCGCATGTTGTATAACGCTGCCTTCTTTAATCTATTAGCCAGAAACGGACAGGTTGAAGTTTGCAAATCAAGGAGACACAGCGACGGAGAAAAATGCTTCGGTTTTGATGATTGGTTTATTGTGATGGCGATCCTACCTACCGGTCAGGTATCTAATCACTATGAAAGCAAATACTGGGATTTGTTTGATGTTCCTGAAAGAGAAACCGCTTTCGAATACGATGGCCATACACCAAATGAAGCCTCCGACAGACTTGAAAAGTATCTCAAACTGCCTCGTCATGGCATGACATTCGAACAGGCTTTAGAACGGCTTAAATTAGGTCGTAAGATAAAAAGAATCGATTGGGGTAAAAAGTATATCTGTATGTTTGACGTAAATATATTGATGATAGATACAGGTCAAAAAGTAGCATCAAATTGGAATCCAACCGAACATGATATTATGTCTAATGACTGGGAGATTGCGGGATGAGTTTGTTTGTATGTTCAAAGTGTGGCTGTATAGATAATACAGCCACATCATGTTACCGGGCTATTATAAGACCTTGTAAGAATCGTATTTACGATAAGTCGCTAAAGGGATATGAAGGCAAGCCTCTTTGTTCTGAATGCGCCGCTATTGAATATGATAAGGATGATAAACTGGTGGTGGTTCCCGGAACGTGGCATGGTAGGTTCAAGAAAGAATGGCCTACTGAAGAAGAAAAGAAGCATATTGGTAAAAACGGTATTTTAAATATGTAAATTATGTGTGATAAGGAAATTGTTGTATGTGCAGCTATATGGGTTCAAGATCACAAGAACAAGCCTCACGGTCCAGTAAATATACCATCTGGAACCGTATTTTGTGGATTGAGACACTGTTCCATAATATCGCAACTTGCGGCATACGGAATAGCTCATAAAAACCGCAGTGTTCAAGGATTTTTGACGAGCAAGAACCGGTTTTTAACAAGAGAGGAAGCGTCTGAACTTGTTAGAAACAATAATCAGGAGATGGTGGTAGACAGGAATGCCATTAGAGAACAGTTGTATTCAGAAGATTTGTATTAGTGTATTAAAATGTTTAAATGAAACTTGTTGAAAGACATATAGTTAAAGACAACCGGTTTGAGGATATTTGCCTCAAATCCGGTTTGTTGTACAATTATGTTCATAAGGGAACTTCAAATAGAATAAGAAAAATTACTTTGTTTAGAAATTGTTGGATAGAAGACAAGTTGCATAAGATAAGCAGATATATTGTCAACTTCTGTAGATCAAACAACATAGGAACAATCATCATCGGATTAAACAAAGAATGGAAAAACAAAATAAATATTGGCAAACGAAACAACCAACATTTCGTTTCTATCCCTCATTCTAAGTTAATAGATAAGATTGTTTACAAAGCGAAGTTTTTAGGAATCAACGTGATTGTTCATGAAGAATCCTATACATCAAAGATCGATCATCTCGCTTTTGAACCTCTAAAGAAACAGGAATCCTACTTAGGTAGAAGGAAGAAACGCGGATTGTTTCAAAGTTCTATTGGGGAGCTGATCAATGCAGATATTAATGGAGCAATTGGAATAGCAAGAAAAGTAATCGGTGATTCTTTTATTGGAAAGATAATCGATAGTGGATTTGTGTTTAATCCAATTAGAGTAAATACTTTGTGATACAAGGTTGAATCTAATACAGGGATTCAGATCATATCACATTTAAAGGTGATGGTAAAGAATCTTTTTCATTTAACAGAGCACTTGTTGAAAATTTAATTGAGACATTTGAAACCATGCAGGATATATACTCCAATAATTATAGGCTTAAGGTTTATACCGGTAATTGCATAATTCAATTGAACGTAAATCCAAAGGACCCCGGTGAATCCTTTTTTGACGTATATGATAGAGATGAGATGAAATTGATATATAGTATAAAAAATAGTATCTTGAAAGAAATGTTTATCATATGATTACCAAGCAGGACATATCATAAAAAATGGCGGAATTGAACTATTTAAACAAATAATAAAGTCGGGTACGTAAGTTATCCGACTTTTTTTTATATTTGTGGCATGGCAAGAGGTTATTATTGGATACCACAAACAGATGAAACGTTAAATGGCAGAAGCTATTACGTGGCTAAGATAGTAGGGGATATCACGTTTGATACTAAACGAAAAAGAATCGTATTTCAAGCTGATAGGTATTTCCCTGTAGGATCTGTTTTCCATTTTACGCACAATTGCTTCAATTATATCATAACTTGCCGACTTCGCAAGCCGGGGCTTTGGTTTGAAGCCAGGAGAGAAGATTCGGGCCCTATTCGCCCTGAAGATATTGAGCGCTTTGAATCGGGAAGGTTTATTCACCGAGATGGGTACATGCATTACATATAAGCCGAACTTGACAATTGGCGTCAAGTTATAATTATTTTTTTTTCATGTTATTTTTAAGCCATCAGACTGAGAAGTCAGATGGCTTTGTTTTATCATATGCCTGATTTTTAACTACCTTTGTCTCATAACAAAAATGTTTTATCATGGTATCAACGTGTATTATTAAAAGAGATAATAAAAAGAAAGTTGTTTCTGTCTCTACCAGATCAGGGGACAGGTCTATGTTGTTTGATAAGATAGCATCTATTCCTCTTATGGAGAACAGGGAACGGGCTACTACTGTTTTTAAAACCGTATTTTCCAATAAGTTCTTAAAGGCTTTTGGCGACTGGAGAAAGAGAGTGCCTATCAACAAACCGGCTTATAATAAGGTAAAATCCAACATCGATCTTATTCCGGAAGCCTATAGAGAAAGGGTGCTGGATAAGGCGTCTAAGATGAGTAACCCTGTTCTTGTGTCAAAATCAGATGCACCTTATGAAATCCAAGAATCGGGCTTTGGATTCTACAGCCAAAATCTGGGTGATAATATTATGTTGGTGGATGCTATGGTCCCGTCAAGTATTTCCGTACCGGAAGGACCGGGAATAGACGCCGGGCAGTATCTACAAGATACTATATCTTCGGACTTTACTCCCGTATCTATGGTACAGGATAAGGGTGTTAATTATATGGTTATAAAAGACGGTCTTAAGATATTTAGCCCAGAAGAGTTACCACAGACAGATTCTAATCCTGTGGGTGTAACGTATCAGACCGGAGAGCCTCGTTTGTTTTTCATGAATGATCGTAATCAATTATTTGAAGATTACGGAGAAGCTCTTCGCTCCGGCGGGAATGATATTAGAATAGGATTCTTATCAGGCACCGTTCAAGAATCTACCGTGGATGGCGTGGCAGACATTACTTACAAAGCTGGAAAGTATGTTCTTAATAATCCCAAGTCTTTTATACCGGTCATGACCGCTTCTGCTTCTACTTCTTTATCAACAAAAGGCGGGATAATTAACTACCTTATAAAGAAAGGTCTTTTGTCAGGATCTAAGATATTCGATCCGGAAACAAGAAGCTATTATCTTACAGGAGAAGGTCATACAGGACAAATTAGACTTTTCAATTCAGCCTTATCCTACACCGATCTCCGTAATCATTTTGGTTCAGATGTTTCCATGAACGACCAAGGTATGATAACCATAAGCTCGTTGGATAATAGTAAGGTAACTATGAGGCTCGCCACCGGAGGAACGGAAAGGGTTAGCAAAGAGCAGATAAAGAACGATCTCAAGTCAGGAAGATACAATGAATTGGACGCCAAGTACGATCATTTTGATGCGCTTGTAGTTTCATTCATATTAGAAGACAACGATCTTTATGCTGATACTAAAGCTAAGATCGTATCAGATTATAGCAGGCAGGAACGTGATCAACGAAATTCTATTGTCGAGATACTGAAAACGCTTGGCGTTAGTGTTATAGGTATGACCGATTATATAGAGAAGTACCAAACCAAATACGGGCATGAACCTTCTGCTAAGGCATTGGCGGATATTGCCAATAACGTAATAGCAGTTGGCGAAGATGCTACTTTATCTGATTTAGTAGAAGAAACAGCCCACTTCCTTGTAGAGGCATACAGAGATCAGAATGCTGTTGAGGCTGTTCTGCAAGATGTAGAAGGTACGGAAGAGTGGAACCAATATGCAGGTCAGTATTATAATACATACGGTAAGGTATATGAAGGAGCTGAGCTTGATAATGCTGTTAGGAGAGAAATTCTTGGAAAGATCCTCGCCAGGGAGATGCAGACCGGCACAGCACAGGCGCCGGTAGAGCCCACCTCCCTCCTGGGGCGCGTCCGGCAGCTTCTCTCCGGAATCGTAAGCTGGCTTAAATCAGCTTTATCTACTCAAAGACAAGATTTGAATAACGTTATTAAAAACATTCGTGATCTTGCCATTACTGACATAGATAAAGGATTTGATACCTCTCTGTTAAAGGATAATGACTTTACATTATACTCCCTTTCTTCTATGAACAAGAACAAGTTTCTTGAGTCTAAGATCCGGGCATTAAGAAAAACCTTAAGAGACTTGCGTCAGATAAGCTCTGATAGGGCTGTAACTACGTCTATGACCCTTGCTCAGCTTAAGACTATAGAAGATAAGATAAATAAGGTAGAGACCGAAATAGACAAGAATGAGATGGCGGCTGCCATGAATAGCATGATCTCTACAGCCGAAGCTCAGGTCAGATACTTAAGTAATGTGGTGAACGCCATCCTTCATGGTGATACCAAAGATGGTAAGCTTCACTTCAATACCAATGATCGAAAGAACGTAGATATTATCAACAATCAGGTTCTTCCGATCATGAACGATCTTCGAGGATATATCCGTAACAGAAGTACCGAATTTGATGAACGTGAAAAGCAGGATTATACAAATAGGATCAATACCGTCATTGCCGACATCAATGGTATTCAGTCTGATATTAAATCAGTACAAGACCTTGATGAAAGTACGCTGCTTGATAAGTTAATGAACGAACTTCATGTGCCGGCAGATAAGGTAAAGAGAGTAAAAGAATTTTTTGACAAGGTTCAACACGATGTTTCTTGGATAAGCAGGTGGTTCGGTATATTAGAGCATTCTTCCAGTCCGTTCAATAACGCTCTTGGAGCTATGATTGCAAAAGACAATTACAATGCGATGGTGAATGCCCAGCCCGCCATATCCGACTTCCTGGCATATGCCAAAAAGCATGGTTTTAACAAATCTGAATTTGAAAAACTGCTTCAGAAAGTAGATGGCAAAACTTCTAATTACCTTCGCAGTGCTCTTGATATGGCTAAATACGATCGTAATAAGAAGCTGGCACAGATGCGAGCGTTTGCGACTGCCATGAACATAGAGATATCAGAAGAAGAAATCAATGATGTGGTTGACAATAACCGTAATTACGTATTTAAAAGAGAAGTAGTTGACAAGGATGGAAATACGGTTACTGAAAACGCTAAATTCAAACCATCGTCTGATAGAGTTAATACCGATATTTTTACCATCGAGCAGGAAAAGATCTATACAGAGCAGATGGAAAAGTGGGATGCTGAAAATTCGGAACTGGAATTTAGCGAAAGTTATGCCACAAGAATGGAATCCATATACAAAAAGGCTGAAGAAGAATTAGGGCATCCGGTTTCTCAAACAACCAAAGAATACCTTAATGCCCTATCCAGGCAAAAACGGATATTGAGGCAGCCTTTTATTGATAGCGGTGGTAATTTTGATGAGGTTGCCTATTTTAAAAGCAGCAATTACGAAGAAGAAGGACTGCTTCGTAAACAACGTAAGGAAGCAGCTTCAGAATACATATATGTAGGAACCAGGAGAGTGGAAAAAACCGGCGACCAACTTAAGATGGCCAAAGAAATACAAGCCATAAATGAAGTTTGGAGAAAAGAATCAAATAATGCCACTAATGCCGTATCTGAATCGTTTTTGCAAAAATTAAGAACGATTCAGAACGAGTCAGGAGGAGAAGCTGCGTTGAAGACACTTATGTTGGGAGGTCACCTGTCATTTAATGATCGGTTTTGGAATGACGTAGAATCGGAACAGTCGGCGCGTACCGAATCAAATAACAAGGCTTCGTATATCAAAATGGCGCATGATATCATTAGTTCTACGACAAGTGATAGAGATGCGACTGACGTGGATTCGATTGTGAAAGATATAGAAAAAAATAAGGCCATTATCAAGGAAATAATCGGAAACAACCGAGATGTGGCTGATATCGGAGAAATTAACGAAGCGACATTTACCTCATCTGAAAGAGATGCTTTTAGGGCCGCATCTGAAGCTATTGAAGCTGATTACGCTATCTTAATAGATTATGCTAAGATGGTGGGTCTTGAAGATATCGATAAGTACCTTACTAAAAGCAGTAAGGCCGAAAACGAAGTAAATCAGTCTTATTTAAATGCTCTTGCTGACTCCAAGGAAGTGGAATGGAAGTTCGTACAACGTCATACTACGGCGAAGAAAGCAAAAAGGATTCAGGCTTTAAGGGATAAGCTGTTTAAGGCTGCTGATAACCGATATCTGTTTACCGTATCTGAAACCAACTACCTGTCAGAAAAGCTTGGTATAAGCAAAGAATTAGACGGTAGAGATTTTAGGAATGCTGTTAATGCTAAGATGGCCGGCTTATTTTTAAATAATACAAGGGAAGAGGGCATAGAAGAGGCCAATGCTATTGTTAATGAATTTGCCAGGAGCCAAGTCTTTTCGTACTATAAACGCATGGCGCCTACCGGATATGCGGCTATGATCGACAAAATAGGTCGAGGTGAGATAGATGTGGCGCAGATGGTTAAGGACGTACAAAACGGTACATCCACCCAAGATTATGGCATGGACATATCGTACCTGTCTTTCGATCCTGCAAGGGCATGGGTGGCTGAATCTGAAGCCGAAAATAGCGGTGGTAATCCCGATTATGTAAAAGATCATGGGTATGGTCATCGCATGCCTAAGAAAAGCCTGTATCGTGATGAATCGTATTTCAATGACTTTGGTATCAAGTATGATGCTGATGGTAATGAGGTTGCTACTAAAAACGTAGAGCAGTGGAATATGATTCAAAAACTCAAGGAAATAAAAAGACAATCCCTTGATCTATATAAAGAGCAGAGCCCTAATCTGTATGCTATTCCACAGATATCCAAACAAGATATAGAACGTATAGAAGGGTTAGGTATCAGCCTTAAAAGTACGGTCAGGAACTTCGTATCCGACTTATGTCTTGACCGCGTAGATGACTCCCTGTATGGTAAAACACGCCAGGGTGAGGTATATGATCCGGAAGATAGGGTTCGGTCCATACCTAAATACTACATATATGAATTAGAGAACCAAGATGACGTATCTCACGATTTTGGCTACTCTTATTCGATGCTTATGATGCAGTCATCGTTATACAACGAAAAGCAGAAGTCTATAGAGCTCGCTCAAGGACTGGAGCAGATGTTGCTGAACAAACAATTTGAAGGCGGTAAAAAGGCTGAAGCAACCCAAACATATCAGATGTTCAGGGACTTCTTCAACGATCATTATTATGGCATTAGGATGAACACCAAAAAACTTACGGTGAACATCGGAGGATATACGGTAGACCTTACAAGAATTATGATGGCTGTTGAAAGATTTATGTCGGTCATGAACTTGGCACTGTCTCCGTTTGTGGCAGCTACCGGCGCCCTTACCGGCCATATCAACCTCATCATGGAATCAGCCGTAGGACAGTATATAAGCAAAGATTCCCTTAAATACGCATCGGCTGAGTTTTCCCGTCTTGCGCCATCTTGTATAGCAGAAATCGGAGACATAGATAGAAAAAGCAAATTATATGTCATAGGTGAGAGAATGGGGATATTCAATATCCGAAATCGTATGTATGGTGCCGGGTATAATAGAGTGGCCAGGACCTTAATGCGTTCACCTATGTATGCTTTTATGGAAATCCTGAACTACCCTCTTGATCCGCAGGTTATGATTGCTACTATGGACAATGTTCGTTATTACAAAGGTCGGTTCTACACGTTCCAAGATTTCAAGATGGAAAAAGAACGCAATAAAGAACAGAGTACCATAAAAAGAGAATGGAATGCATTAAAAGATCGTACTTTATGGAGTATGGTAGACGTCGTGGATGGAAAGGTGGTTGTAAAGCCCGGATCAGGTGTTACTGTTGAGGAAGTTGAAACCCAGATGGCTATAACCAGGAATCAAGTCCGTAGCTTGTCGCAGATATGTAACGGATCTTTGAATGAAGAAAACCGAACTGCCGCATCGCGCAACTGGATAGCCAGGTTCATGACCGCCCACCGAGGATGGTTGGTGCTGGCGGCTCAACGCCTGTGGAAAAGACGTGGCTTCAATTTCCAAACAATGCAAGAAGAGGAAGGACTGTCAATTACGTTAAAGAATATGATAGCCAAAACATTTAGCTTAGCTTCCGAGTCTGGTATGAAAAACATCATAGATGCCTGGAACGAAAATAAAGATAATATGGATGAGGTAGAGAAAACCAATATAAAACGCCTCAGTGTCTATGCCGGCACGTTTCTTATCATGCAAGCCGTATCTATGCTTCTTGCCGGATGGCGTGATGATGATGAAAACGAGGAAAGTTGGCTTACTCAATTCGGATCCTACGTAGGATTCAGAACCATAAACGAAATAGCTTCACAGATGCCGTTTATTATGGAGCTTAATGTGGTAGATATCATTAACGACCCGTTTGTTATGGGAAGGAAACTTAAGGATCTTACCGATCTCAGGAACTACTCACTTGATAAAGTGACATCCGGTACATACGAAGGAGAGTCTAAGTTATTTAGGCAGCTCGCCAAACAGACGTTTATCAAACAATGGTATAACATCAAGACACCAGAAGACGTGGCACGCGCCTATAATTGGTGGCAGCAGACGAACAATAAGTCAATGATGTTCTTTATCGGCGCCACTCCTGATTCGGAAGGAGATGATGATGTTAGCTACAAATAGACGAAGAATATTGGGCTTGCATTGTTTTGATATGACCCCAATATACTATCTTAGCATTGTCAAAGAGCAGATTGTACGTTTTTTGTTCTTACTTGAAAGATTATGTAGGTTTAATTTTTTCTGAAATTGTTTTCTTACCGGTTCTCAGTCAGAGATGATAGAGAACCGGTTTCTTTTGTTATGAAAAAAAGGTATATAATTACCTAAGTTTTTAAGCATTAACTTCATGACCTTCCCTATCTGTTAAAGCCAAACCAACACCTTCTATAACGTATCCTACTACAGGAGCCTTATCAAATTCCTCCTTCGTAGCCCAAGTAGCATTATCAGGCATCAGATCCTTAAATGCATCCGAAACATCACCTTGGCACCAGCAGTTATTTGATGTAACAATACCCTTCCCTTCGATATTGATATACATTTTTCTTCCACCACATCCAAGGCTATTCCATCCTCTTGGCACGTTTTCCACCATAGGCTTAAGCACCCGGCTTTCACCGTCTATCCTAACCCATCCGGGATCGTCTTTGTGCTTGTCGTACATATTTTGCCAAAAAGAGCATTCGTAGCACCATCCCTTGTCTTCCATGATAGTTCTTATCTCACACCTTTCAAATCCATCTGCATCCAACGTGTGCGGAGAATGAGGCTGGTGAGGGGTGCCACATTTTGGACATACGAGTTTTAAATTATCTTTCATATTGCTTTACTTTTACGATTTTAATAGAATCACCAATATTGTATTCTCCTTGGTATCCAACGAATTTTATAATTTTATTATTTTTAAATATTGAAACTCTTTCGTCTTCACCATAATATATCACACGTCCACCATCTAAAGGAAGTAGATCATATATAACCCATCCTTCATTAACCTGATCATCATTCGAACATGATGATAACACAAGTGTCATCAATAAAATAAAATACCTCATATTATTTTCAACATAAAAATTTGTAACCTGGTTTTACTGCCTCTGCTTCTTCTTTTGTATCAAACATTAAGGTAGTGACAGCTCCTATGCCTTCACAAACGTAAGATACTTTTACCCACCACCTGAAAATTCCCGATCCGTAATCATCATAATACGGCTCGGAAAGAACCTCTTCTACGTACCCATCTAAGTAATTCATGATCGCTCCTCCTTATTTTCAGATTCTGCCTCTTCGAGTATGCTGATCACCTTATCAACAATATCCGAATCAGACATTTTCTCAATAAAAACATCCATTGCCTTAGTTATGTCATTGGCTTCTTTTTCTTCAAGAGCTATTTCTCCACCGGTAATAGCATCAGATAATGATGTAGATAAGTGTCTTATCTTATCAATGCTCATAAACGTAAATGGATTACCACCCCAGCCACCACCCATTTCTTTCACGATCCGATATCCACCTGAAATAAGTCCGCCTGATGTCATGGCCAAGGAGGATACGATTAGGGACAGTACCGCCGCTTCCGTCCGCTCCTCGGACACACCCCTCGACCACACGGCTGCCCTTATGGCGCCGGCCAGGTCGTTTATGTATGGCATGAGGCAATCTTCCATCGCTTGTGTTATATCAGCTATAACCTCACTACGCTCTTTATTTATGTAGTAGATAGAAGCATTGTACCTCTTTATCTCTTTGTCCATATCATTTAAAAGACGCTTGATATTGTGCTTATACATAGGACCACCCTTAATCACTTCCTTTAGCTTAAGAATGTAATTATAAGCCTGGTCGTTTACGAACAACGTCATGGTCTCAACCGTTGAATGAAGCGTGTTGAGACTGTTAAGAATCTTATCGAAATTGTTTATCAAATAAGCTTTTCTGACTTTTGCTGCATAGTTAATCATCGCATTTAAATTTTAGATTTTCAAGTTCGTGTATTTGTGACCTAAGAGACTTAATTAAATCCGTTCTCTGTTCCTCTGCATATTTCAAAGCTTCTTCTTTACTTTTAAAAGCTTGATACCCTATTGTATAAGGAGTGAACCGGCCAAGAGTGTCGGCTAATAAAGTACCATCATAATCTTCTATTTTAGCTTTTACTTTTCTTATCTTACCATCTTGCAGACATGTGTCTGTAATCCACACAAATGTATCATACATTTCTTCATATAATTCATACCATTCCGGCTTAGGAAATCTTAATGTGAATCTAATTTCGGTATCTTTCTCTAAGACATTAATATCATACGCCTCCGGCCACAGCTCTTTTATGCTGTCTTCATCTTCAGCATACGCCACCAATACAAATGAATTACCGGATTCTGCACTACACCAATATGGATATTTTATAGGCCATTTGACCGGACGGTAGTCGTTATCGCAGTCGGATTTTTTAATGTAAAATCTTGCTCTAATCATTATTATTTTATTCTTTTAAGTATATGTTCAATAACTTTAATAGTCCACCCGTTTCCCAACATCTTGTACTGTTGGGTTTCGCTGCATTCCCATTTATACCAATTTGGTACAGTCTGTAACCTGGAGCACTCTGTAGGGGTTAATCTTCTTATTCTGAAATCGCCATGTAATGCTCTCTGTATGATAAAATTGTTTCTATCATATGAATTACAAGATAATGTTGGAGCCTTATCTTCATGAAATCCACCTTTGTTAAATCCTCTCGGTATTTGGAAAATAAGATTATCTTTCTGAACTGTTGTGAGACAATTGGATTTTTCATCGTTTTTAAATTCAATCATCTGAACTGTTTTAAGACCAGATTCTCTACATGTAGGTTTTTCCGGATTCCTACCTCTCATTGCTACACAAATAAGATCGTACATGTATTTACCCTTTACGGTAACAGTATTGGATTTTTCATCTTTTGTTTTAATATTAGCTCCATAATAATTTCCCTTGTCGTGATTTCTTTTTAAGTGAAAAGCTAAATTGTTTAAAACTTTTTCAGATAAGTAATATTTTTCATCTACTTCATATTCCGCTATATCACTTATAGTTAAACCTTCGTCTTTAGGTTGAGGGATAATGCCGCCTTGAATATTAGTCCAATAAATACGTTTCCTGGTTTGAGCGGAAACAAGTGCTGAATTAATATGATTGCCTTTACACCCTATAGCATCATCAAATACCGGCTCCCATTTCTTTCCCATCTTAACGTTCTCAAGAAGAAATAATACATCAGGATTAGTTTTTCTTACATCATTCAAAATACGAATAAACTCCCAGAATAAGTAAGACTGACCGGCAAACTCAAATCCTTGTTTTTTTAGTTCAAGATACTCATTAAGTGATTTGATTTCTATTCCTTCTACGGTAGACAACCCTTTTCTTTTTCCGGAAAAGGACATATCCGTACATGGGCTGCCGGCTAAAATAAGATCTATGTGTCCAAGATCTTCTACATTCAAATCCCTTACATCTCCTACTTGTATCGTATTAGGGAAATTTAATTGCGTTTGTTTAATAGCAAACTTATCTATTTCTGATGCATAATATACTTCAGGTGTGATCCCTATTTCTTTTAGCGCTATTTGACCACATGACATTCCGTCAAATAAACTTAACACTCTCATGGTATTATACACATTTTTCAATTTTAATTAATTTTGATGATAGATACATATTCCATTTTCCTCTGTCACCTTTTTCGTTTTGTTTTTGTATTGTCAAGTACAGATCTCCGTCTTCACATACTTCAACTTTTTTCAAGAAGCCTATCATTTCATCTCCTGCTTCGTGTAAAATACGGATCTTATCTCCTTCTTTTAACCCATAATTGGAATCAAAATATTCTTTTTTGATTCTATCAATATTGTCTTTATGGTTTTTTATGGCATAAAGCTCTTTTCTTAATAAATAATTTAGTTGTTCTATTGTCATTCCTTTTCCTCCTTATTCAATGGTATTAATCCTTTTCCGTGCTTATCATACCACAGCATAGCTATACAATTCCACGCACATTGTGCAAGATGAAAACACCCTGTATCTGAGTCTATTCTTTCTCCTTTCATGTATTCCATTAGGTGTCGAAATATTGCAGCACGATACCGTTCAATGCCATTGTCAAGATTCTGCCAAGTATTGGGACCGTACTTTTTGGCTCCGGCATGATAGACTTTTACAATGTCCTCAATCTCTTCCATTGGAAGCAAATCCCATCGTAGTTTATCATCAATGATGTCATTTTTCACCGATTTGTTTTCTATGGGGTCTTTGGTAAGAATAATATCCATAATATCCGTTTCTATGACGAACGTCTCCCCATTGCAACAAACCTCAGCATATTTATCATTTACTTCTATGTCTGATACTGCCTCCGCTATAGCTCCTTTGACGATTTTAAATTCGGCACTGATTATATCATCTTTTAATATGCGAAAAATAGATCCTTTTGGATAAAGGATATTTTTAGTATTATCATCCATCTTTTCCATTGCTTTATCGTTGTTTTACCTCATTTCGATAGTAATATAATCCATCTTCGTCTTATACCCTATCATTTCTGTTTTTCTCAAAATACTGTCTTACGGCTTCAATCGCCTTATCGTCATCAAAAGCCTCTACAAACCCCTCATAGAATCTATTTCGCTCCATAGAGAACGTATTGCTTCCATCCGGAATGGTTCTGAACACAACTACCTTCTCTCCATCTACGTTCGTTCCTATGATGTTGTTATGGAGAATAATAGAATACCGCCCAGAGTTTTTGTTCCGGACGACACTATGTTCGAGATTGTAGAGTCTAAGTAGTTCTCTTATTTCTTTTACTCCCATATTATTTTACGTTTTTAGAAGTTACAGCCTCTTCTCCCCATTTCTTTACATATATAGATCTCATCATGTTCATTAAATCAGAGAAAGAAGAGATGGTTCCCATCTCTATGCAGAATGCAAGATTAGACTGTAGGGTTTCAAGTTCTTTCAACTGCTCCTGTGTAGCCCTATTTCTTATCATGCTTTCATGCTCATTAAATACAATCCAATTTAAGCCTTTAGCCATCTTGGAGTAATCGGCATCCGGAAATCTTGATATAGCTCTTGACAAGACATTGTATTTATCACCTGCCTCTATTCGGTTTAAGATAAGCTTATCTGTTAACCACGTAACAACCTCAGCATACAACACAGGGTTTAGTTCCATAGCTACAAGCACCCATATATATGGATTACACATAGTTCTCCTATTCTCTCCTCTACCCATTGTCTTATAAGCTCCCATTTTTTTCATCACTTTTATAAGTGACTCTTTTTCAACAGATTGTATAAAACCAGGAAATCCTGATTCTATCCTGTATCCTTGTTTTTCAAGGATATAGTAAACACGTTCCGCACTCTCCTTGTTAGATAGGATATTCTCTATTCTCTTTTCATTCCACCCCATCTCAACCCTCTTCTTCGTATAGGCTTCCTGAAGGTCTGTTAAGGACATAAACGAAGTTTTAGTGTCCTGCTTAATTATTACGCCAAATAATTCTCGGTCTTTTGATACCATTGTAACATTTGTTTACATAAAATATAACACATAAAAAATAATACGATACAAAAATATGTATCGTATTATATCTATACGAATATATTGTGTTAAATTTTATGATTATATTTTTACGTTATGCGCCTATGGCTGCCTCTAAATTCCCTATAATACCAGTTTCTATGTCATTGATTTTATCATCAATGGTTGAAACCGCATTCTCTAAATCCCCTACAATACTTTCTATATCATCAACAACCGCCTCCATATTAGCTACAGCCTCATCTGATTGATAATATCTTTCTGTATCTTGTAACGACTCCGGCATATTATCTCTTGCTTCCGTCTCTTCGTCTAAAATCATATCAACATCATCCTTGGCTGAATCCAGATTATGCCTAACCTCTGACAGCTTTGATTTGATAAACTCAAGATCTGTTTTATGCTTTTCCAAATTGGAAATAATATCCTCTATTTTCTTACGTCTTTTGCTGTTCATGCTTTTATTCTATTATAATATTCAATAATCTTTTCTTTCCTGTCTCCTGGTTTTACTGCCATATTCTCAGCCAAGAACCTAAAATACGACACCGGTATGTCCTTGAATCTAATTCCTTCATATTTTCCAAACCACATTATTATGCTGTCAAGATCGTCTTCTCTCCTACCATCTCCATTCACAGATTTAAGCGAGGCTGCCCGACGAAGGATCTCGTCTTTGGTAATAATATCACCCATCCTTATATTAGACAGAAGTTGATCGCCGGCAAACATACACCAGCCCTTAGAAGGGAATTGCTCGATTGTCAGGTCTTCTATCCGACCAAAGCGTCTCATGTTGTCGCAGCAATCAACTATCAGCGCCTCTTTCTTGTCAGGATGGATGCGGACGGCGCGGCCTAATATTTGGTAATAAGTTGAATATGAGAAAGTTGGTCGACCAAACATCACACAATCAAGTTCAGGAAAATCAAATCCGGTAGCAAGCGTTGAATAATTAAAAACCACCTTCAACTTACCTTCTTTGAAATCGGATATGATTTGCTCTCTTTTCTTTTTGGTTGTTAGCGATGTTACGACACCGGTTATGGCTCCCATCCTGGCATTCATGAACTCTGATATTCTATTACATGATTCGATAGAATCCATGCAAACCAAAATGGCTTTACGCTCGTTCATAAGTTGAAGAAGGCGCTTGTAGATAGAGTTGTTTAAGCCGTTTCGTACAATACTTTCTTTAATGGATTCGTTGGTGTATTCGGCTCCGGTACTGTTTAACATCAGAGCCGATTCATCAAACGACCATCGTTCGTACTTAAGTGGACACCAAAACCCTCGAGAAGTTAGTTCTTGTATTTGAGTCACATGAACTATTTTCTTGAAGAAGTTATGCTCGTCTTTCGTCAGCATATTGAGCTTGCTATAGTTCCCTTCCAGCATGGAACTGTAGGTTCGGAGGCGGCAGGGAGTGGCGGTGAAGCCCAGTACCTTCGCCTCCGGGAACCTGTTCATAAACTCCATAAATTCAGAACCTTCTTCAGGAGAATATCCTGAATGACATTCGTCTATCAATAAGGTATCTATCCCTATATCCTTCAACCTCGCTACATCTTTCTTTATGCTCTTTAATGTTGCATAAGTCATAGCCGACAGCTCCTTTATACCACATGAAGCAGAATATATAGTAGGTTTAGAACCGAATGATACGGCCTTTGCATAATTCTGCTCCAGAATCTCTTTTGAGGGCTGTAATACTAATGTCGGTCTATTTATTTCATGTGCTATCTTGGATATTATTAAAGATTTTCCCGAATTATGATGAATAAAGCATTGCTCATCCAAATATAAATGATTCCCATCTGTTGTAAAACCATAATATTCTCCTTTTCCTACATATTCTACCTTGAAGCCAACAACATATGGATTTTTATTTATTATCCTATTGGCTCCTTTTCTTATACCAACCCTTACGGGTATATTCTCTAAATTTCCATATATTCCAGTTCTATAATATTTTACACCATCAACAAGTTTACATGAGTATCCTGAACATAACAATCCTAAACTTCTACACAATAAAACAAATTGTTTCATCATTGTTTCAGATTTACTGCAATACTCATACCCTTTTCCTGATTTATTATAATAAGCATCTGTGTCAAGAAATCCGGCTAATAGTTTATGTCTGTTTTCTTTATTTGATGTAAGATATTGTATTGGTATAAATTTATCACCAGATTTTCTATTGTATAATCCTATATCTTTAATAGCATTTATTATAGGGTTCCCACCTCTTCCACATCCTTTTGATAAAAAATAAGATTTTGACTTATTGTTGGTTCCTTTCTTCTCTGCTACTCTTATATACATATTGTACTGCTTAACAAACGAATATAAATATTCTACTATTTCTTGTCGTTGAGTAGTTATGCCAAGACCGGAGGTGATACTGCCATCTCCAAGGCACAATCCCAAAAAATAAGGATCTAACGGCATATTCTTTTTAGATTCCTCAAAATCGAAACCGTTTGGTCTTCTAAGCTTAAGAATCGTCTTATGACAAGGAGCAAATTTTATATACTCCCCGATGCTTACTTCTTCTATAGACGGACCATCTTTTCGTTTATCTTTTAATCTATACATTGACATTATATGGCCTTTATTCACGATAAAAGGCTTCCCTTTTAAAGGTCTTATTTCATACATGTCATCTATTCCATTATGCAATTCCAGGACAGTTCTTGGGGTTCCATCATCACCCATTACCCTATCTCCAACTACAATATCCTCCACTTTCTTTATTGTCCCGTCATACATGAGTATTCCGTATCCTTTTGCATGACATCCGCATGGAGCTACGATTATGCCGGGCTTCTCAGATCTTCCTGTAAGAAACTTAAGCCCGGCATCTACTGCCTCTTTCTGGTAAGGTCTAAGTTCAAAGCCCATCACAATCTATTATATTATTTTTTGAAAGTTCTATTATCGCCTCTTTCAACATCTCCCTTGCTTTATTCTCATTATCTTCAAACAGGCATACACTGCATGTAGCACCTTTGGAGGGGTAGTCTCTGTAGGCTTCTGCTCTTTCTACAACGTACTCACAACAATAGTCGTGACTCATGTCTTTTGCTATACTTATAAAATGATCTTCTCCATCCATCAACACGCAATATTCAGCATCGTTTTCGCATGCAATAACACCTTTGTTTTTTAAAATGGATAGCACTTTATTTCCAAAAAGTCCAATATAGACCCATATATCTTTCCCTGCATTTTTGTAAAAAATACCCATCCCTTCTTTGATTGTGACTTTCTTTTCCATAACCCCTTATTTTATATCAGTAATTAAAATATATTTTTCAACAATATCTTCAAGCTCCATAGAAAATAATAAACTTGGGCTTTTTTCGTACTCGTACAGAGCGAACCCTTCCTTTATGCCTAATATCTTAATCACATGCCTGCCTCTTTCAAATGGATCCTCAAAGTAGCTCTTATGTTCGTATCTTTGACCTGCTTTTATTTTGTCAGTTTTCTTCTTCATCTTATAACGACCTACTGCTCTACCTGTTTTTATGAAAGCTGTCGTGAGTAAGTATAATAAAACTAAATACAAAAGGATCGCTACTCCACATATTAGATCTTCTTTCATTGGACTCCCTTTAAGTAGTTAAACCATATATCCTCCAGCTTCTCCTGAAGCTCAAACGCTTTCTTGAAATTCCCGCATCTTACAGCAACGTCTCTCATGTATGTCAAGTTTATAACTTCCGGATCTTGCCGGTATTTTGTTCTTAACTTTTGAACGTCCTCGTATTTCATCGCTTTATCTTTTTAGACGGATCCCAATCTGAAGAGAAAGGGCATTCGTTTTTGTTATGTAATCCAAAGTCACAATAATAACACAGTGCCGACGGGCAGGGTAGCTTGTTTTGCGAAACAGGTTGGCTTAGGGTGGCACGCCGCTTGCTATATCTGGCTCCTTCTGCTCCCCGGATGTATGCCTGAAATGTTTTTACACTATTATCTTCAAAATCATACATTTTAGATAAAGTGTCATTTAGCATTTCTATAGATTTTGTTTTACGTTCCTCATCCACTTTAACCTTTTGGTATTGTCTGGTCCTGGTAAAGAAATAGATGTTCATATCCGGCAGAACTCCATCATATTTTCTATAGATGTAAAACGAATATATAGGATGCTGTAAATTCGTTTCCAACTTCTTAGAATCAAAAACCTTATTCCCTGATTTCCAATCTATGACATAATGGTGAACTACGTTCTTGCTTTTTATGGCCAGATGAAGGTCTACCGATCCTACTATGTACACATGGGTATGAATTACCCCATTTATATCAACAGGCTTAGGAAGACGGTATGGTAACACAAAATCTTCTTCGACTCCAACTATGGCGCCGTGTCTGATAAGTTTCTCGCATGGATTAAGATCACTATCAGCTATCATAAACCTATTGCCGTCTTTTTTGAACAGATCCACAATCCAAGCAAGAAGTTCCCCGGATTGCTTCATGGCCATCATCATATTTTCCGGTGATTGCCAAGGTATGTCTTCTTGGTAAGCATAGTAACTTATTGCTTCTCCAAGGTCTTTACCAGAAGGCTGTCTTCCGTTCTTAAAGAAGTATTCCAGTGTCTTATGGATAACCGTACCATAGGATGTAGCTTCTTGTTTTTCTGTAGACCTTTTGCCCTCTACGTAAGTCTTATACCATTTCATTGGACAAGTAAGAAACGTATCTATCTGGGAATAAGATATGGCAAGGCGTTTCACACCATTAAACTCCTTATATAGCAAATGCGTTTCCGGGACCATCATAAGTCATTGTCTTTAAATCCTTCCGGGTAATATACGACATACTTCTTACCGTCTTCCGGTGTCATGGCAAACTGCATGTAGTTATTACGATTACGATGCTTGCCATCTAATCCTCGCTTCCAATACAGGATGCCGTCTATATCCACATAAGACCGTCCGCGTTCGGCTCTAACTACGTCCGTGTGTAGCAGATACCCGTCGGAAGACACGATCCATACTTTATCCCCTTTGTTTAAATAAGATATTCTTTTTCTTACAACAGCCTTTTTCTTATTATCCAATACAAATTCCTCGTCAGTCATACTCTTCATCCTCCTCTTCTTCTGTTTCAAAATCAATTCCATAACACTGATCATAATGCTTGTTCAGTTCTTCTGGTTCTAAATCTTGTCCAAAATCCATATTAAATTATATACTTAATTCTCCTTCTTCATATTTTATATTCACCTTGTCGCCGTTTTTGTAAGTTTTTCCGGACAAGCATCTTACTCTCATTTGCTCCTGTCTTCCATTTTTCGAAATATTTACCATATAATGATTCTTCCCTGATCTAAATACTATCTCCACCTCTCTGCCATTTAAATCTTCCGGACATTCGTACACCATTTCTTGTTTTAACTTAAGAAGTAACTTATATACGTAAAACAAAACGATAAAGAAAAACGACCCTATCACAACCCCTACTAAATGAGAACCCGAAAAGTAGGTAGTCCAGCTATATCCAAGAATAAAATGTGTTATGCCCTTGAATGATATGATGTCCGACAAAGACATACTTAAATCAGAAGCACTGTCAATGTCAATATCCGTATCCGGATCAGATCCTAATATCGACAACAAAAACTGTATAACAAAAGCAAATGACGCTATTAAAGCCATGCATAAAATTATGTCACTTCCCATATCCTTCTGTTATTATTTTGTAAACAAGATCAGTCATGTCTTTGATGGTCTCCATATCATAATCAATAATAACAATATTGAATTTTTGTTCCACCATCACATCAAGCTCAATCCGATCAACAGAATCTAATCCAAGTTCTTTAAACGACACATCTTCTTCATGAACTATATCTATTTCCGAATTAAGAAACCGAGTAATAATTATATCCTCTATTATCTTTCTGATTCTTACTTTTTCCATTGCTTTCTAATTTTGTTAAATAAGTATGTTTTTATGTTTTTCAATCTCTCTTTGTCTGTTTCAGAACTTCCGGTAAATAAATAATCCGGATTGCCTTTAGCCGGCGGCGTAGGCAATTTAGATACGGCAAACAACCAATCCATTTCCTTATTCTTCTTAGGCTCCAAATAAGGCTCGGTAGCGATCTTAAATTTTTCAGCTATTAAGTCAAAGAGCTTTGAATTTTTAAGGTTCATATGAACTGAAAAAGCTTGAGAAGGCGGTTTCCATATGAAGTTACATAAGCTCATTGTATAATCTCCTGACTCTGCTATATAAGATTCCGTTACCTGAAGTATGACCTCTTTCTTGAATGAGGTGTTACCCATAAACCAACACAATCTGGATTCTGCTTCTTTTCTGCTGACACCTATGTCTTTTGAATATGATTCGTACATTCCTGTCATAATCTTCAACGTTTCCAGAACCTCGTCTGTCATTTCCGGTGTCTCTATATAATTCACAAAAGACGTTCCCTTGTTGGTCAATCTCATCACGCCTGATTTTAATTTCTCAACCAGGCCAAGCTCTATATACCTCCCGGCATCTTCTTCCGGCATGGCTTCGATCATAACCGAATCCTTCTGTCTTATGGCAAGAAGATTGGCAAGATCATTAGGAGTCATGTCTGATGCTGCAAGTTGTCTGAAATTGATGTACATTCTTAATCAGCTTTAATAAAAATAACATTCTTGTTATCTTGTCTATCAACATGTCCACATGGACCAATAATTATGTCTGTACATGAACAAGAATCGTAATCTTCGAATATACACCTGTCGCATGTATCACCTTCCACACATTTTAATCTTACAAGTCCGGCAGTAAATACTTCTCCTGCTTTAAATTCCTTCTTTTCCATATTCCCTCCTTGTTTTTAACTGTTGTACCCTTCTTTAATAATCGAATTTCTACCGGTAGATACCGACTGTCGAAGATCGTCATGTACAGAATCTACCGTAGAATACTTGTTTCTGGTTGTAAAAATCACTTCCAGCATCTCCTTGTAATCACCTAAAGCTACTTCGTATCTCGGATCTACTTTGGCTTTTCTTTCGGCCTCGGCATTACTTTTAGCCAGTTCTCGGTCGAGGAGGTCTTCTTTGATTCGGTCAGCAATCATATCAAGTTCTTTTTTAATAACTTCTCCTGCTGCCCGAAGTTGACCTTCTACGTCACCAAGCTGGTCTTGGACGGTTCCTATTTCTTTCTTTAAACGATCGTATTCGTTAATCATACCCATATCACCTGCATATCCGGAAAAGTCCTTGATTATTCTGGTTCCTTCTTTAAGGAGCTCAATGACTCGTCTTTTACGTTCTCTGCTTATTAAAGACGGAAGACGATAATTCATATCCGCCACCGCCTTATCATGTATGGAGTTGATTAAAAACATCTCTCTTTCATCTCCTGCAAACTCAGTAAGAACCAAAAGGAACTTACTTATCAGGTATTCGTTTTCTTCTACTGTCAGTCTCATGGTTCTTATTTTTTTTTAATACAATGACTGTTCTTCTTTTGTCTCTTGTTCTTGTTCCTGATTGTCCGTAACGTCTTCCACAGTATAGAGCTTGGGCGGCGTCGGCGGCTGGTTGGGGTTCACGAACTTCGTCCCGCCCTCCCCGTACATCCATCCATGCCCCGGCAGAATCTCCGGGTGGATTGTATTAGTAAGCTCTTCCATACTAACTTGCCTTACCTTCAGTATATGATGAAACACCAGTCCGGCTGTCCTGAATGATGTTTTGTTTTCAGTTTTAAACCTATCAAGAGTCTGATACCAATCTTTCCCAAATATCATATACTTATCCAGCCCGTACCTACGAGGATTGTGCAAACCTATCATTAACGTACATAACTGACCCAGCGTATCAGATTGGTAAAAATCAGAAAGACGCGGAGGCTGCTCTTGTGGGCTTTTTATCCTTCCTTCTATCTCTCTGTTGAATTGTGATATGATGAGGAAAAATATGTTTTTATATACTAATTTAGCTTCGTTCATAACCGCCACCAAATCATCTATAGCCGACTTGGGATCTAACCCCATTCTTTTTATCAAAGCAATATGATCGACTTTAAATATTATAAGACGTTTGTCTTTGTGTTTGGTAGCTATATGATACACAGCCGCCTCAAACTCTTTTACCGTACACGGAGCATCGATGTATATTATATTATTCCTGATTTCACCTTGAAGGATTTCAAACATCCTCATCTCTTCCACTGTATTAGAATCTTGCCTTCTTAATATTTCAGGAGCCCGCTTTTTCATATCCTGGCTCATTCTACGAAGAAGAAGATCTTGAGGATTCATTTCGAACTCGCAATTAACAAGAAAATAATCTTCTGCTTGCGGGTTGATCATCGGATTCATCACATTTTCCAATATCTTTTGGGCCACATACGATTTACCTACAGATGGCCGGGCTCCTATGGCAATAGCATGCTGAGGGAAAATACCTCCAAGCAAAGCCTCATCAATATAATCGTATCCGGTTTTAGCGGGGATAAGCTCTCCCCGCCTGTATTTCAAGATATTCTCATACGCCTCTTCCATGACCTGTTTAGAGGTCTTGAATATCCTTCTTATATCTATCCTATTTGCTATCTCCTCGTGCATTTTTGTCACCTTTTGTATCCGATTTGGATCCCCTATTAGCTTTTACTGATTTATACCTAAGACCGTTCTTGGTATGAGAACAATCCTTGCCTTTTCTCCAGCCCTTACCCTTCTTCTTGTCCGTTTCGTAGTTTTTACGACCAAGCTCCCGGCGTTTGGCTTTCTGTTCCGGTCTGGCATTTATCTCCTTGTCTTTTTCAGCCTTTTTCTTCCTGGCTTCGGGATGAGTCCTGTAGTACTCTGTTGATCTGCCCATCTTCTTACATTTTTTGATTGATAATAGCACAAAGATAGGCAATTCTCGCCCTATTTCAACCTGCCGTAACTCATATCAGGATCACACCAGACATACCCGTCTTTCTCATCATGAAGATACTCGGGACATCCTCTACATGCGCTACTTCCTGACACTATTTGATTGTTTTTATTAGGGCACTTATCTCCGGGTTTATGCCATTCTATTCTCGAACCTGATCGCTCTTTGTTTACATGACAGAACTGAAAGATTTTCCCCATCGTCTTCTCGCCGAACATACCTATATGTGTGTACTCTTCCGGTATAGAGAGAAATTCAGATAAATCTTTATACATCCTTTCCCGTTCCTCCGGCGTAGACCATAGTCTATCAAGTTCGGCATGGACTCTTATCTTAAGAGACCTCAGTGATGGCCCCGCAAGCCGGCCTTTAGCTTTTCCCTTATTCGGCCCTGATTCATGAACACCGACATAAGCATTGCATGGTTTGCACATCATAACCATACCTAAGCCTTTTCTGCTATATATTTTATCGGCGTTGACCAGCTCGGTTTCCCTTCCGCAATAAGGACAAATTTCGCCTCTTAAAACCCGTTGTTGGCGCTCATTAAGTTCCATACCCTATTCTTTTGTTTTTCTTTAAACTTTTCATACAAACTGCTTTCAGTTTCCATTTCTGAGATCTCTACCTCTACGTCCTCTCTTTTGAAAATTACTTTCTTGGCTGTCGGATACGCACATTTAGAGATACGAATGGCATTACGAATAGCGTAAACAAAATACGTTTCTGGCGACGATTCAATCACCACTACCTCGTTTAAAGTGTTTTTGTAATTTTCCATATTATCTACTTGCTTCAATTATATAACCCGGATGATCTTCACACGCCTCTTTATATTCGATAAGAAACTTAAGAAATGAATCATAAGACCCCCATCCGTTTTCCGGCTCGTATCTCAAAAGACTTTTTCTCTTAGAGATCATAATACATATGCCTTTTGTAAGTACATTCTTCATCTCATCGGTATCTATTTCCCTACCCAATTCTTCTGGTCTCCAAACATAATCGTACAGCGTTTCTTTATTTTCTGATACGAATATTCTTTGTGCCATCTTGTTCATGTTGTGGGTGATGTTCGCAACCCATTCACGATCTTCTTTCTTCTTGTTCTTAATATAAACATCCAGGCTCATGATATTTTTCTTTTACCTTGTTATTGATTATCAAATCTGCCACATCATCTCCGTCTCCTACATTTTCAACATTTTGAAGATAGTCCGATACTTTTATCCTTGACTTCATCATCATCCCATCTATCTTTTTACTCCATGTCTCAAATGCTTGTCCTTTGTCCGGAAAAGCTACGGTCTTTCTATCTTTTAAAACATCTATCACTTCCGGTCTTAGATTCTGCAACCCACCGGTAGCTACAAATAACTCATCCGGTTTATTCACAGCGCATATAATAGCCGTCTTTTCTGATTCCACCAAATTAACCACCTTATCCGGATATTGGCTTAGAAGATGTTCTCCGAACAGGCATTGTCTAAACAAGAAGTCTCTTGCATGCAACGAGTGATAAAACATAACATGAGGCCGCTCATTGTCACCGTCTTTTTCTTTCACTCTTTTTACATCAATCTCATTCCCCCGGCTGTCGGTCTTTATATAAAAGTCCATGATCTTGCCGGTTCTACATACAAAATCTTTGTCTATCTGCCAGAATATACAACACCCTTTCCATCCCCATAAGTCCATTGTTCCGACATGATACCTTCTGAACACATCAGATACCCTTTCTTTTCCCCATAGAGACGATAAAAATCTAAATACGGTGTTTCTATCGTCTGGAACCACAGTCCTCTCAAACTCGCTAAAAGGTATGTAATTTACAACGTCAGGATTTACAGGAGGACGATAAGCTCTTATACACTTGTTTCCCGAGATCCAAAGATCTTTGTCACCTACATCCTTACCGGTAGGTCGTTTATCGTAACCGCAAGTCCGTTCATGATCGCATCTTCCGAACTCGTTGCCAACAACCTGGCCTGTTGCCACATCAATATAAGGGGTGAGACACCGGCTTTTCCCGCAAGCCGGGCAGGTTAGCTTCAGTCGGCTCCTTCCGGGCCTGCGGTCAAGTTGAAACCGGGGTACGTTTTCGTATCTTCTGAAATCAAGCATTTTTAACTCCTCTCATTGCTTCTATGATTCTATCCGCTATAGTTATGGACCATGACACCACATCTGGTATATATACTCCGCAATCTATTTCTCCTTTTCCATCTTGCATTTTAATGAACTCGATAGAATAAGCCTTAACAAGATCGAATCTACGTTGTTCCCGGTCTACATCTTTGTTCTCATCATCCACAGGAAGGGTATCGAGATAATAATTTAAACTCTCATTTATCACACTTCCGTTGCTGTCATAGAATTGTATTTTGTCATAGTCTCTTCTTATAGTTGAACCATTGAAGGTGATTACGTCTATTATCTCCCCGGTTCTTCTAATTTTTCTTTTCATACTCTTCTTGTGTTTCTAACCAGTATAGGCATTGTCACATTAACAGTCTTGCCATATTTCTCGTAAAATGTGAGTATGCATATTGCATACTTATCCCCTATTTTCAAATCTTTCGATAATCTTAATCTTGAACCCCTTTTGATGTTAATAAAATAATCACCAAAAGGATTGATACATATCGGTTTTACGATTTCCACATAATCTCCTTTAGGAATAACAATATCACTCATATTACGAATCTTTTAGACATTTCCTCAGCAATATCATATACGACAATATGATCCTCTTCATTGTACGGCTTATTGATATTCAGCACTCCTTTTCTCACTTTAAACCTCTTATCTTTTCTGATATGATTCAACATCCCTTGTTGGAACACACAGTCCGCTTTCTCCATAGCAGCATTTTTATCAGACCATTCTTTTAGCGTATAACCTTTACTGTTCGTGCTTTTTGGAGAAAAATTCATAATACGTGCATCAATTCCGTACCAGTTTTTAACCATTCTCCTTTCAGCCTCCAATTGAAAAGCATGTTCATTTCGTATGTCACCTGATTTAAAATCTAAGATAACAATCTCTTCTTTCTCCACTTCTCTTACTTCCTTCTTCGGATCTCCTTTTTTGAACTGCCCCGTAGCCCTTTGATACACGGCTCCAAAATAACCTTCTTCTTTGTATTTGAATGTCATTTTAACCATCGCATCTATCGGCGTAGCTACCAAATAATCTTCTAATGACAATATTCTTTCAATCATCATCGGCTTAACCTTATACTCCGAACAAAACTTAGCAAACTTCATAACTCTGACAATCATATCGTCAAGATCATCTATGCTACCAAAGAATTTGTCAAGATTCTTTTTTGATATTTTAAGCTTGCCTTCTTGCACTGTCTTAACTATAAAACTTCGATTTAAGACCATATCTCTACCCGTCAAGTACAATCCGTATAGGTAGTGCATGATCGTTCCTTTATCTGCATCATATTCTGATACTTCTTCCGGATTGCGACCAATCATCCTCATCTCCTGTCTCCATTCTTGAAGAGCCGTCTTGTCATCTACGAATCCGTCTCTGATCATGGTTGTTACCGAAGCATATATCTTGGCTGTCCCATCATCCATCTTTCTTACATAAAAACGATTACCGTCTAATGTCAATCTTACGAATTTGGGAGTCTCGATCTTCTTTAACTCATCACAGATATAAAACGGCTCTAACGTTTCCTGATTTTCTGTAAACGGATTCGAATCCTCTTCTCCGGGGTTAGAAGCGGCTCCCTCCTCCGGAGCTTCCGGTTCCTCCTTCCGGGCCTGCTCCGGCTCAGGCGCCGGCTCTTCAACTACCGGAACCTGTCCGCCTCTTTCTGCTATGTCTCTGTTCTTTATTAAAGACATAACCTCCTTCTTTAACTGCTCTGGTGTTTGGTTGGGATCTGACACCGATATCACAACATCGTTCATTCTAAACAACGTATTTCCTTCTCCTTCCACCATAGGTACAAATCCTAAATCTGTCAATATTTTTATTTTTTCTTTCATGATCTTCCTCTAATCAATTCTTCTTTAATACAATGTAACACTGTTTCCACTTCATCTTTATCTCTATCTTTCACTGCGATAGCTATATCCTTACCATAACTCTCTCTTCATATGTGAGCATAAAAGATAGTTTCATCGTCAGCTTCTATTCTTATTTTATAAAGTTTTCTCATATCTGTCAATTATTTCAATAATTAATCTACCTCTTTCTTTAATCATTCCCCTGCTTTCCATATCCAGTACCTTCTTTACCGCATACTTCCACACAAAAGGAAATTCTGTTTCAAGTTTATCAAATTCCATCCGGTCAAGATACATGTCGAATACCGTATGCTCCGATTCATGAAGGAAAACTATATTATCTCTGCAAGTGGCAACCGACTTATATAACCTTTTCGGAAGTATGTGACAGACGTTACATACTGTAGGAAAATGAATAGCCTTACCAGTCATAGACATTCGAATAGTACTCAATTCCTCCAACATAAGACGAAAAAACCCGGATAAATCCGGGTTCTCTAACTTTTTCTTCTTGCTGCTGTTTTTAATGGATGTAATTCTGTCTTTTTTCTTCGGAGTCAACTCTTTGCTCCTGCAAGCCTGGCATAAGCCATGACTTCTTATCATCACTTTTCGTCCGCATTTTTCGCAGACGTATAGCTTCTTTTCCTTGCTTTCCATTCGAATAATAATGATATTATTGAAAAGAATAATCCCGCTGAAGCCAGTAGATAAGGTACGTTCATTAATAATTTAGATACCTCGTCTGTCTTAATCACTATCAGAAGGAAAGCGCCTGCTGAAAGCAATGATATTATCGCCACAACAAGCGCTATGTTGGAAACTACATCAGCCTTACTCTTCACTCTTCTTCTCGCCTAATTTTTCAGCTCCCTTCTGAAGATCGTATTTAAACACTTCAATGATTTTCGTTTCCACAATAGACTCGCAATTCCAGTCTCCTAACGTACCCTGCATGCCTTTAGTCAACACAGCTTCGGCATCCTTAGGATTGCCGGCCTGGATATACATATAGCATGGAGTTTTCTTTTCTTTACCTTTCTTTTCATCCAGTGTAATGTAATTCACCTTACACTTATACCAGTACTCAGCTTCTCCGTTGAAGAAGATTTCCGACACTTTAATAGGATTAATTTTTACAACCTCGAAAGAATTGTACAAATCCTTGAAGATCTCCAACGATCTTGATTCTGCCTCTGTGTAAGACAAGGCATCCACTAAATACTTTTCAGTTACTTTCTTTTTTTTGCCGTTCTCGATATTATCAATCTCGGCTTTTACCGTAATTTCAAACCATCGATTCATTGTATTAATATTTAATTAGTTGATTTCTTTCCTTTCTCTATACTATTTTTAAATCTTTCAGAACACCACTGCAAAACATCCATCATCATCATCTCATTATTAGATAAGATGCCTTTTATAATTAACGCCAATTGATGCTGTGACATTCTTAGGCTCATATCAAATCTTCTTTCCTCTTCATTTACTATCGTAGCCACGAAATACTTACACCCCTCTAAGTGCGTCAGGGCTTCAATCATAGCTTCTTTTATCTCTTTTTCTTCCATTCTGTTTGTTTTTTTTGGACAAAGATATGTCTTTTGATAATAAAAAAGATTCAAAATGATTTAATTTAGCTTAATTACCGCTCTTTTGATTCGTCCGGTATAGGCATGTCAAACTTTTTTCTGATAAACGACTCTGTTTCTTCATTGAATGGATAGGCCTCCTTAATAAAATTCATAGCTACCTCCATATCACCATCTGCTATATCTTTATACCTTTCAAAGATGCCAACCAGGTCATTGTTATATGAACGCTCTTGTTTTATGTTGTACACGTATTTCAACACCCTGTCTTTAATTTCATTGGCATTTTTCAAAGTGTTATTGAAGGAATTTATGCTTTCCAATTCCGGATCTTGGTTTTCCTTGTTTACCTTATCAAACTCTTCTTTGCTATACCCCGCTTCCCCTTTAATAGCCGGGCAAACACTTTCTTTTATGATCCAAAACTGTTCATACGATCCTGTCAGAAACCTTGATTCTGTTTTAAATGCATTATATTTAACAAGCAAATTAGCCACCTCAGTTGCACCTTCTATGGTTCTAAAACCGATGCCGACATCTTTTAACATAAATACCGGAACTCCGGTTCTTGGATACACGACTTCTTTTTCGTTCTTTATATTCCAATTTTTAGCTTCAATTGGAATACCCTTACCAACAAGCTCTTTGTCTATATACAGACTTATCTCTTCGTCTGTCAATGCCACAATCTCATCTCTGCTTAAATCAAAAACTGTTTTCATTTCTTTTTATTTATTAAATTAAACAATCTACCTCTTTGTTCAGGCTCCGTATATTCTACCCATATATCGGCTGCCACATTTCTAAGAAATTCCATAAAGTCATGATGATCCCTATATTCAACAGAATCGACTTTTCTCACAAAACTTAGGATTTCCTTTAACATCTTATTGTTTTCTTCAAGAAGTTCTCTGTCGGTCATAACCTTTCAAATTTTCTTCTTATGGTGTTGATTCTTTACCGCTCCGGCTACCTCCGACAACTCCACGTCCCTTTCCATTGTTACCCGAAAATCTTCTTCTGTTAAAGAAAAAGACATAGTTAATGTAGGAGTATCCTTAAAATACCAATCACATAATTCTTTTAACTCTTTACGTTCATCCTCGTTTTTACATTTATGAATGGTAAGGTAATTCATTCTTTCCTCTTTTTCTTTGTCTGTTAAATCTTTTTTCATAATTCTAACTTTTAAAATTGAGTATATAATTACCTAAGGCAATAGATCATCCAAATAAGCCCATGATTCCATTTCATCTAATCTGCATAAAATACATCCTGGACGGCCGGATATAAAAGTTCTGTTCTCTTCCAATATACCCATAATTGGATTCTTTGATCCTATTGTTGATTTCTTAGGGAGAAACACAATAAAACGGTGGCAATCCGGAATTACTGTTATAGAATGCCACACGCTGTTAATGCGCCATTCTGCACCAGCTTTAAAAAGAGGAACAGCAAATTCTATATCTTGTTTCATGTCTTATTATTGTTTAATTAATTTAAATATTTTTAGTTTTGAAATTATTTAATATGCTTATCGGCTGGATTGATTATCAATCCATCGTCACATGAAGGGAATGATATGTTAGATTCTCCATTATCAAGATTAGTCAGTTTAACCGTTCCGGCATATTCATCATCCACAAAAAACAATTGACCCGAAGAAACCACAAACCTGCATTGATATGCATTCATCATTGCTCCAAGTTGTCTAATCTTAGTTTTAATCTCTAAAAGTTGAGCGTTGTTGATTATATTCTTATTCATATTTTTTTTAGTTTTGAATTAATGTGAAAAGGGCAATTATAGTCGCAACTGATATAACAGATAAAATAACATTTGCCAATGTATGCCTTAAAAGGCGTCTTTCGAGATTTGCAATATGCTTTCTTAGTCCTTCGCAATGTTTTTTTGTAGACCCGGATTCTTTGAGTTCTTTGTTGTATTTTATCATATTTTTGTCACACCATTTCATTATATCAGCACTTGCTTTGTTAAGCATATCTCTGATTTTTTCATCATCATAGAATGGTATTTCAACATCAACACAAGTATTTGGCCTGTATAATAATCCGTATGTATCAAAGCACACTTTCAATGTGACAACTTCAGGCTTAGCCATTTCTTCGGCTTGTTTCTTTATCTGCTCATCTGTTGCTTCGGCTTTAGCTTTAAGCTCATTGTGGTCTTCTATATTCAGCAAAGCCATGTTTTCAAATTTTGTATTTATATCTACTATTTCTTATTTAGAGTGAATGTTTGCCAAATGCTTTATCCCAACGCCTGTTTGTTATCTGTACACGTACTACCAACGCATCACGATATTTACGGGATTATATGGTTCTTATGTGGCGGATGTTGATAATCCTAACAACGCATTCGTACTGATTTTTGCAAACTGTTCACTCAATTATTTTTAATTTTTAATTAATTCAACTCCTATAATATCTTCGTAATCAATATAGTGCATCATTGAAACACCGTTGTCATCATTAGCCATTATTTCAACACAAGCAGAACATCTATTGAATGCACCTTCGATTGTTATACCCGTTAATTGCCTAAAGAATCCTAAAAATTTCTTTGGCCTGATAATCCTGATACGGACAAGATCATTCCAAGTTATTCCTTTATATTCACAAATAGATTTAAACTTCTCGGCTGTCATAATTCGATTATTTTAGCTGTTAGTCATTTTTTGGAATCCAGTTATCCGTATCACAGTGAAAGCAATATCCGGTTTTAGGATGCTCCGCACCGTCTTTAGCTCCGCAGGTTCCGCAATAATATTCCTTATCATATTCCGGGGAAAGACCTTTATTTCGTTCTTTGATAACAGCTTTTCTTTCTTCGAGCATCATCATTTTATCAGGATTACGACTCAAATAAAACTTTCTGACTTTATGTATTTGCTTATCAAACAGATCATCGGACTCGGCAATTTGTTTTGCTGTATATTTACTCATGCTCAATTATTTTTAAAGTTTATCTATTATTTTGTCACCCATTTCCTGCCATTCATCACTCACGCTTATAACCAATCCTATGACAGTGAATGATAATAACAACGTAAAAATAAGTCATAACAGAAAGCAGATAAAAACACATACATACCTCATGATTTTTTAGTTGTTAGATAAAAGCAAAATCGGTTCATTTGACTCCGCAATTGCTTTTATTTGTTCTGGATTGATAAAACTCTTAACTTGTTCGCTTATATTACAAATGGACTTGATCATATCAACGAATAATTTCGAGGTACATTCGTTACACTCCACTTCCATTACCTGTTTATGTCTATTGTATGATATGCTCGTTACACAATTCAGCCGGTGCGCATAGGTTCCTTTTTCTGTATTTAACCTGCTGTATTCTACTTTTGTCTCTCCATTTCCATATTCAATTACTCTTTTTAGAAATGGTTTTGCATAAACACTAAAACCGAAAGGTTGGGCGTTTAAGGCATCTAAACGGGAAGTTCCATCCCTCCATTCTCCATTTTCATCGCCTCCTGTCCATTCCTTAGAGGGGTTAGGGACAATATTTCCGTTTTTGTCATATGAAAACAGGCAATTCGTTTCCAGTTGATACTTAATAACAGGCACTTCTTCTACTATTTTATAACTCAAACATCTCTTCAGAACTTCCCTGATTTGACTTTCCAAATCAGAAAGTGCTATACTATTGAAATATCCTTCGTTGCCTAATCTGTTTGTAGGTAATTTGATCCCATAAGAATGAATCTTGTCCACATCTTCTTTTGACAAGGTAGTGGTAAACACTCCTTCTTTGGTGACATTCACTTTAACAGTTACAGACAAACTGTTATTAGCGTTCTTTTCCGTTATATTTAGTGTTGTTAATGCTGCCATAATCAGATCTTTTTAAAATCAATTCGAATAAATATAATACATTCCTGCTTCATATACCTTATGTACATCAGGGTCATTCCTGTCTTCCGGTTCCAATTCACTCTCTTCACAAGTATAATCCCATTCAGAGTTGTAGTACATATCCTCGTCTGTTTTCTCCAAGGAACAATCTTTCATTAGATTCATATTTTCTCCCCATACTGCAACTTCTTGTCGTTGCTCTTCTTCTGTCATAAGGGATATTTTGTCTTTTAATTCTTTCCAGGTCATGATTTCTAAAATATGATCAATAATTCATTCTACATCAAAAAGTTGATCTAACACCAATAATTCTGCATCCATATCTTCATCTTTCGGGAAACGAACTTTTATGTTTCCGAACTTAGATGTCTTAAACAAGATGTAGGGGTTCATGTCTTCGGCGGTCACCGGCTTATATTCCTTAACTTCCGACATCTTGAGATACCAGTCGCCTATTTTTACAAATCCGGAGAAGATAGAACACAGATGCGCTTTTACGGACTGTATCTCCTTTTTATCTTTGAAAGGTATAATTTCGTCCTTTCCCCTTATCCTGATTGACAGAAAAGGACGAATGTTATCTGTTTCATTTTGAAATTTGAAGCCTGTTATGGCTTGTTTGGGGATTCTTCTTCCCATTAATATGAAATAAGCCATTGCAATAAGTTGTTTTACTTTGTATTCTATAATCCTACCAACAAGTTCCCCGATGATAGAAAATATTCTAATTCATAGAGGAAAGAAAAGAAGTAGCTCTTTCAAATTTTCTTCTTGGTTCATTAGACCATTGATGATCATAATCTGCCAATAATGATCCCATTTCCATTATTAAGGAATAAACTTCTTCTTTTCTTGCTAAAAAAGATTGTTTGTCTTTTTCTTTTAATGTTTTCATGACTGTAACTTAAAAATGAATAATTAATTGATTTATAAAAAATGTGTTAAAATGACATATAAATGCCTTGATCAATTGGACACAAATGTACAAGTTTTATTAAGATACCCTTCTGTCATCTCTATGAAATTCACACAATCTAATTTGCTTAACTTGTAAATCAATGCCGGATTGTGTACTATGGCTATAATTTGTGTTTGTGGTTTATGGAATGACAATACATTATAAATTTGCATTATGTTGTCAATGTCAAGATTCCTATCCGGCTCATCCATGAGAACCGTGTATTCAAAACTGCTTTCTGTTAATGTTATGCGGTTTCTTTCATAATACTTCAACAGGTTATCAATTCTTTTAATCCAAAACGCATTTGATTTTTTCTTGTATTCTACAAGATCTTGTATTGGAAATGTATAATCCTTTTGACCGAACATTAAATTGAAAAGTGATTCCAATGATAATACCACTTTCTCTCCATAAGATCTTCGAATATTATTCACATACAAATCTAAGTTGCTGATGTTTTTTAATACACTATCTCGATTCATCTCCGCCGATGGCAATAAACGGAATACTTTCCCTGCATAATCGGATGATATGTCAATCCCATCAAGAACCTTGTCATCATCATCATCAAATATAGGTGGAAAATCCGGTGCCTCGATCGGTATTTCAGAGCACATGGATTTCTCACATAACGCATACATTGATATGATGTTAAGCAAGGTTGATTTTCCACTACCGTTTTTACCTATAATTACGTTCACTCCTGGCTTGAAAATAAATTCTCTGCCATTTTCAAATGCTTCTATGTCAGAAGCATATTCAAAAGGAGTTTTTGTGTTGTCTTTTATTTTTACCGATGTTATCATTGTAATCCTTTTTAAAAATCAATTACCGCCCGAACCCTGCCACTGTTGTACTTGTCACTGTAGTACGCGCTACCAATGGAGAAGTCCACGTACCACGCGACGCTCGGGCTGCTCTCGGTACCGGATCTATACCACGTCGAGGAGAGGGGAGATGCCGAAACATAAGCGAATGCTTTGTTTAGTTCGTCCATATAATGGGCCATTAAATTTAATTGACCAAGAGATGGTATATACTCGCCATCTTTCAGCAAATTTTTCAACTTTGGATTTCTGGCCACAAGGCGTTCCGTATTGCCGCGTCCGTCAATGTCAAACAGCGCATCACATTTACGTTCGTAATATGTCTCACTTCCGGATTTTTCACGGCTATCATCGTCAAGCAATTGTACGCTATCATGCTCCGTCAGTGAGATAGCAAACGATACGTCTTTGTGCTTTAATCCGATATAACGCACATTCTTTTTGAAATTCTCTCCGGCAAACGGCTCAGCGTGTCCGTTTCCGTAGATTAGATACAAACCATCTTTTCTTGATGGTACTCTATTTTCACATACGCATCTTTCATTTTTTGGTCTTACAATTATGTTCAACTCATTCAACACATGATCTTTTATAACCTCCCCGCATATTTTCCTTACAAAACCATAGCCTTCTTTTTTGTTTAAGTTCGTCATTTACCATACATCTGATCCAATTTTCTATCTGATTGTTTCCTCCGTATGTATTATGCATGCACCTTTTTACAAGCTTTTCCAATAATGGTTCTATGTTTTTGATTATATCTTCTTTGGTAAGGTGAAGTTCATTTAGTATGCAGTTTCTTACCGCCTTGTATTCTTTACTTGTGCTCATAATATATCTACTTAATACTGTGAATTATATTTTTTTCTCTCTCCCACTATCTTCCCCTATAGGATTATTCCATCCGTATTTTACAGCCGTAGCTCTAAATAGAGGAAGTCTATAAAATCTATAATCATTCTCAAGATGAGCATATACTGTTGATTTCATTTCAGTTCTTTAATTAAAGCATCCGCATATATTACAGCTAATTCAGCCGCCTTATCACACGCTTCCAATATTAATTCACCGTGAGGTCCACGTCCTGATACGGATGTGATAGGAAGTATGGTTTTTGCTATCTCGTATCTACGTTGTTCCCAATCTACATGGGTGTTACACGGTTCTCGATTGACCTGTATATATCTTCCTTCAATATTAGAAGATCTTAATGTTTCCGCATTCTCTTCGCCGAATGCAACCAGAATAGACCCACATCCCGGACTTTCACCTGTTGTTCCATCTTCTCTGTGGAATTTTATCCTTCCTTTCATGAACAATATACCTTTTGCTTTCGGGAATACAACATCCTGAAACATCTTATTGTCAAGACGATTAAAAAGAAGAGCTATTCCATTATTGTGCTCTACCATACGAGTAATAAAATGCTCTATAGTCGGTCTTGAATAAGGTGGGTTTAACCATACCCTTCCTTCCCATTTTTGTTTTAATCCATCTTGCTCTTTGTTATACATAACCCTGGCTGTCCTCCATAACGGACGCATAGGCGCACATGGATCTAAATCAAATTCCCCTAAAGCGTCTATAATTTCTTTAGGTGTGCACCATTCATCTGTACTGTTTTTAGATTTCTCAAATGATGTATTCATATATCTATGTTTTATAAGTTAATCCCATCCTCCGGTAGTGTACAAAGATACATCTTCCTCCTCTACGTTTATACCTTTAATAGCCTGTAGAAGTTTTTTCTTTGTCTCCCGGCACATATTGTAACCATATCCTTTATACCGATATGAGCGCTCCCATGTACTTACCGGAAAAGGGATATTCTCGTCAATAACCAGTCTCTTCATATGAAGATGTTCGAAGAATTTCTCATGATAGAGTAGTTTGTACTCGTATGCTACTATACTTGCAGATGAGAATGGAAAATAATCATCTTCTTTTTCTTCGTATTTAGGCTCCTTATAGTAGGCCATTTTTGCCACAGTAAAGTCGAAGCTCCTGAGAATCTCTTCCGGCTTTCCGAACTCTGACTCTATGAACTCTACCCATACCTTTTCTCCCTCTTTCTGGAATGCGTATACCTTCTCATTCCTATACTTAAATTTCCATCCTTCTTTCTGATGTCTTCCATCATTGAACAAATTAACAGCTTCCTGAAAATCGCTTTCACTTTCAAAGAAAATATCAATATCTTTTACTTTTTCTCCGGAAAGGATATTCTTAAAACATCCACCAGCTATAAACCCTTTGTGGCCTTCCATATACTTATCAAGCCATCTTATTTGCCGGAAATTATCTGGAGTATCTATTACAAAATTATTCATATTGTTTATGTTTTGCCGTTACCAAGCGAGATAAAAATTCCGCTTCACAATAATACAATGAGTGTAATTACTCAGGTCGATTCCGTTGTCCGTAAATGCATCCAGGACCCGTTTTTCCACGTATTTGAGTTTTACCGTTATCCCCTTCTTAAACACTTCTATTAACTTCTCATTGCACTCAATAGGTCCAATAAGACAGTATCTATTCGAAGGACTGTCTGATATACAATATGTCTGACATCCTAACATGTTGCTTAAAATTACTTCGTTCATAATTTCTCTATGATTCTAATATGGTGTCTACAAACTCCGTTATTTTATCAACGGATTCTTTTGATAAGGTATATCTTCTCCAATCCCATCTAAAATGCGCTTTTGGGAGATTTTTAGTAGAATATTTTTCATTTCCGTCCTTGTTAGTCCATTCGTAATTATCCTCTGGATCCGCCACTTTTATCCCCGATTTAGGTCCGTTACGAAAGCTATATAGCATTCTTATAACCGATTCAAAATCCGAACCTATATCAAATAGCATATGATACACCTTGTTTATTAAAGCCCTATCAGCTTGTTCCAAGTCTTCACCAAACAACTCTCTTACACTCCAATTTTTCATTTCTGAATAACGAATGAAATTAAGTTTCCCTTTTTCTATATTAGGATTTTTTCTTGATAATACAAGCTCCAAATCTTTCACAAATGATTCTTTTAGCTTCTGTTGTCCTAACAAGGCGGTGTATTTGCTTACTATATCCATTATCCAAAGTTTTTTAATATTGCTTCAAACGAATCATATTTAATCCCTAATGTATCATGCGCCTTTTGGGATACACTGACTAAATCCTACACCTCCTAAGCATTCATATTTATTATCTCCTCCTGATTCTCTGGAAAATAGATGTAATTTCCACCTCTCTTGGTTAGTTCTTCTCACCAGCACTCGTTCAAATGGTTTGAAGTCGTGTTTCGGCATCTCATCTAATAGATACTCATATTCACTTAAATATCTTTTTATTATATTTATTTTTCTACCGTCTTCGGCTTTTATAATCTTTTCTGCTAAAAATTTCTTCTCTTCTTCTATAGCCTTTCTTACATTCCTATTTTTATCTTCGCTATACACATCAGTCCATAATGTGCAACGATCAAACTCAATATCTCCATATGTTGTCATTCCGCATATACTTCCCATTGCCCCTTCGGTAATAAGTCCATCATATATGAATTGACATCCTTTAGTGCTTGTTAATATATCTCCTTCCTTAAAATACGCTCCAGCCTCTACCCTCAATTCCGGAGTGGTATCGCCAAGAGCACAACCTTCTGTATCGGCATATATAGCACTTATTCCAGATCCATCTTTTTTTACAAAAAGTAAATTATAACGATCTGCACAGTCTTTTGACTCATATACAAATTCTATCTCAATATTATCAATTAATACCGAACCTTCTATTTCTCCGCTTTTAATTTTTCTCGCCGTATTTAAATCAAACGGAACAATAATTAGATTTTTCATATTTTTCTTGTTTTTAATTATGTGATTAATAAAATAAGATGGACTACTTACACCCATCCCAGTTGTTTTGCTATTCTCTCCATTTCGTTATATGCTATCCGATGACATCCGGCGGTTAACAAATCGTTTTCGTACCGATTTAGACTCCACTGGTGGCCGGTGACGTCCTCCACCAGACCGTGCCGAAACTCGGCGCCCCGGTGCATTGCCGACACAGCCCTCCACAGTTTTCTGGCTTCTGCCATTCCAATCTTTATCTGTTTACTTGTCTCAATAATATTTCCTTTTATACGAATCCAGGCGTTAGGTTTTTCACCAGGAATACAGAAAGGTGTATTCAAGAAATTGATTTCTCCTGACTTCCACTCTTCCAGTTTTTCATCAAAATCCTTGTAACGGGCTTCTTCTTCCTTTCTCCATCTCTCTAATTTTATTCTTTCTCTTTCTTCCTCACCCTTTCTCCATCTTTCAGATCTTTCTGAATACTTAATCCATGTACCTTCCCCGCAAACTTCATCAACAATCACATTTACGGTCCCTAACACTTTTAATCCTTGATGATCCAATAAAATTTGAAAGATGCGTTTTAATTCATGTACGTGCTTACGCTTGATACTATCTCCGCTCTTGGATAATTCATGATTGGTTCCAAGCCAATCATTAGCACTCTTTTTAAGGATACTCTTAGCAGTCCCCATGTTAAAGAACTGAATGTAATCCATTATATTCCCAAAAGCGCCCCAAATATCTGTATAAGATAATTCTGTTTTAGCTCTTTTGTATTTTTCAATAGACTTCTTAATTGATTCCAGTTTGCTGGCAACAAACCTCATATTACCAGTATCCGATATATTATCCCCTACACTGAAAACCATTGCCCAAGTTGGTATCGCATTACGAACATAGCATTGATGTTTGCTCGTGGTAGCAGAATAATAATCTTCATTTATCAGGTATGCTTTCTTCCCTTGTTTGTTTTTTACTATTCTCCCGACTTCAAAGTGATGCCCATAAGAATAAATACTTGTACCTACAAAGAAGAAATTGCTCCCTGATGCTGATTCTTCTTGTTCATGAGCCCACAAGTGAGCGACCATTGAATTGTTCATATAAATATCTTTTTAATTGTTTAACTTACCTCTACCATATAATCCTCTTTGTTCATATTTTTCAATACATTCGGTTATCATATCGCAGAACACTTGCCCTTCTTTTTCGGAACCTCTGAAGTAACCAATCATCTTCAGGATATTCCCGTTAAACTCATGGACAAACTTGTTGTAATAATGTTCCCCCATAACTTTCCCGTATTTTTCCATGAACAAATCTTTGTCCAACGACTCATCCTTAAAACAACGGTTGTAATCCCATCTTACAACACGAAACAATGTTTCAAAATTCAATCTTTCCATATCCTGTATTTTATTTAAGCTCAAACCTAATATCTTCCGGCAACTGAGAGCGGTCCACCTTGTTCACAAAATCATCAAACTCTTCCTGTGTGATTTTTTCTCCATAACTGTTCCGGTTGAAAGATAAAGTATTTAAGTGAGGGTAATATATAACATTATCAGTAGACAACCCATAATCAAACACACAGAGCATTATCTTTTTTTCTGCTTCTGCTTGTCTGATTCTCTTATCGTATCGCTCACAAATTTCAGCACGCTTTTTCAACATCTCTGCCTTATGATCCTCTTCCCTACGTTTTTCGATATTTTCTGCGGAATAATACCCGGCTTTAACGCGCTCTTCAATAAGAGATCGTTCCTCGTCCGTTAATGTCAAAGTAAGCCTTTCCTTTTCCGGCGTATGCGGATTACCCATTTCTTGCCACACAGGTCTTCAAGTTCAACAAGAAGCTCGTCTGATTCACGTTTCCATCCATCCACAATCCCCAGATTGAAAAGCATATATTTGAAATACAGCTCATCCTCAGAAGCTATATATAATTTTACGCATTCTTGTTCTGATATACGCAGATACTTCATTGCCACAGATATACCACTTTTTCTAATATGATATATTCCATTTCTAACCGGATACATAGGAGCACCATAATGATTACTGCAATGCAATGGTATAAATTTCGCCAATTCCGGAAAATGTTTTGCAACCTCACCGTGGCAGCAACCTCCCATATACTCTACATACGTTCCTTGTTGATCTTTCTGTCTAATATCAGCCGTTACGCTCCAGTCACACATATTGTTATGACAATCATCATCTAAAGATATTGTGACTGTTATTCTGTATTCTTCTTGTGTTTTCATAAGGCATGTTATTTAAAAGAAACTCCAACAATATGTCACAATAAATTCCCTCATTCCGTATTCAGCAAGCTGCTGAAACGATTCTATCCCATTACAATAATAAAAACATTATCATTATCATCATCGTTGATACTCAGCGATAGTTTGATTGTCACTCTTTTATCGTCTCCTGTTTCTTTCCACACAATCTGACATTCTACGTATTCAGGCTCCTTACCTGTTCTTTCTACAAATTCAAGGAATCTTAAATCAATTTCATATTTGACTCCTTCAACATTAGATATCACTACCTCGTTTTCACAATCACTGCAAATAGCATGCATGAAAGCTCCATCAAAATAATCTATTATTTTTCCGGTATTCGGATTTACTATAGCTTCACAGGCAACATTTGTTCCACCACATCTTGTACATATATATCCCATAATTATCTGTTTTTTAAAATGTTCAACAATTTCATCTACTGTAGCCTTACGCCACGCAAAGCAGGCCCCGTCTCCCCTGAACCGGAGCTCTTCGCACTTTACCCACCTGTCTCCTGTGGCGTCCGTCACTATCAGCCATTATAACCTATTCTTCTAAGCCATTCTCTATCATGACTTCCTTTATCAATTCATCTGTCTCCTCGTAACATCCCCGGCAAGAATCAACCTCTTCCCATTCTTCACAATCTTCATCCTCCCTTGATTCGTCTTTGTATTTCTTGGTAAATGCTACCTTCTTTTCAAGAACGTACCCTTTTACATCTCCCCACATCCACATACCTATGGACTTTACTTCATCATCTATAATCTTGGCACAATCTTCTTTCCAATCTCCTTCTTTGTCGCAGACTTCATTATCATATTTTTCTTTTGTGGCGTATGCTATCCCTTTTATATAATCACCTTGACTATAACCCCTTGTTGACCACTCTATAGCCACCACATCTTTTCCGTATTTGGATATGATATCTAACAAATCTTCGTCATCCGGATCCTCTATTAATTCTCCTCTGTAATCAAAGTCCGTCAAATCACTTGGAAAAAACTCTTGACCTATATATGGACTTGTCTTATGCTTCAACTCCCATACATTGTCACCTCTGTTGTATGTAAATGAGATCTCATTCGCTTCCCCTTTCTTTAAATATTTTACAATGTCTTTCTGTTTTATATGCTTCATTACAATAGCATCAATAACATCTCTAAGATCATGCTTGTTATCGTAGAAGAAAGTTTTCCAATTGCATTCATCATGCAATCGATGCGTATCAGAGTATTCAAAAAAGAATGACCCAAACAAACCCCAATTAGTTATAGGGCATTCTGAATCATGACAATAATACACTTTAATGCGATAATCGCCTACTTCTTTTGTTGTAATAAGATCGTCTTCCATGTCTTTATGTTTTAAATAGTTCCTAACTTTTTATCAATAAATTCATCTATTTCATCATAGTATGATCCATCGAAATCATAATTCCCATATTTCTCTGTAAACTCTTTAGCCCACTCTCGAATGATGTTAAATGCCTGTTCCCTGCTATATTCTTTTGGTCCTGTTAGATACTCCACAGCTTCCACCGATAACTCTTGCAGATTTCGTAAGTAATTTAAACCAATGCCATATGGTAGCTTACCTACTTCTATACATACATGATGATCTTGTTTAAAGGCGTCCTGCAAGTCTTCAAGACTCTCTATCAATGACTCAGACTCATCATCTACCCTCACCTTGTATAACTCAAAATCTTCATTTTCTGCCGACACCCATATCTTGTAGGCTTTTTCGTTGGACAATCTTTTCCAAACAAATCCGTCGCTGAATACAATCAGGCTACCTGTTACTATCGTTCCTTTCATTTTTCTTCCTCCTCATTATCCCATCCTAAACAAGAATCTAAATGTGAAATAAAAATTGTAGCTCCCTTATTTTCTTCCACAGTAGGATACTCTACCTCATAATAGTCAAATTCAGAGCTCTCTAATCCGACCCTATCTTCATCCCATCCATTTTTGGTTCCATCCTCTGCCATTTCTTTAAGCTTTTCCAAAGCCTCTTCCGGTGTTTCTGCTTCAATGGATAATCTATCTTTCATCCATCCATAAACCCTTCTTTCTACTTCAAATATAAATTCTTTCATTTCGCTATTTTTTTTTGTTTATTATATTTCACATCTTGTATCAAATAACCTCCTTGGAAGCATTATTTAATGGTGATTCCTTCAATCTCTTTAGATTAAATCCTATCATATTCCCACACTGTGGACACTTAAAACCATAAGGTTCACTAACCATCCTGTCACTTCTGTTGCACATCATACAGTATGGTCGCCATCCGTCATACCATGTCCCTCCCTTGGCTTCCTTCAATCTTCTCAACTTTTCTTTTTCCGGAAGATCTATATTCTGTTTTAGTGTTTCCATTAATCTGTTGTTTACCGTGATAATATCAATATCTGAGACATCAAAACATAATACGGCTATTTTGATTTTCGCTTCCATGATTGTTTATTGTTCTACATCAATAATCCCATACTCTGCTACTTCCAACACATCCTGCACTATTTCCGGATAGTCAGTCGTATCTAACGAAGCATCTTGAACGTATGCTTCCGCTAATTTCTTGGCTTCTTCAAACGATTCGGCTTGTATATATAAATCAAGCGTCAATGAAAACGGATATAACATAGCTAATCTGTTATTCTGTAATAATAATCAAGTTCTTCTCCCTTAAAGTTGTTCATGGCATACTCGTCAGCTTCCCGCCACAACCGGTCATACAATGCAGCCAGTTCACGATTGCTTTTATAATGTTGCCAGATTTTATGATTCAATACCAGCGTCAATTCTGTAAAGAACTTATAATCGTCTTTCCATTCGCTGAACGCACGTTTGTAGGTATCTTTGACACCTGCTATACCATACTTGTCGGCTATGCTGAAATCTTCCCAAAAGGTAGTTATCAGGTCATAGCCGTTCTCTTGCATAAATTCTTTAAATGTCATATACCAACTATTTAAAGGCAATTCCATAATTACTCCAAAACTTTACTTGTTGAGACAGATTCCACGGCATGGTTTTATATGCTTGGAAATATTCCCACTCGATTTTATCCTCAAAGCCGGGACAATGATGTTTGACGTAAGCATAAAACTCATCATGCTTCTGTTTTGCAAAATCATCCCCTTCTTCATCCGGCATGACAATTTTTGGTTTGTTTGCCTCCCGACATTGTTTTGCGGTTTGATAGAATCGCCGAAAGTGTTCGGCATAATACTCGTTTCCGCTATAATCAACGAAGGTAACTTTACCTCCATAAATTTTGCAAACCCTTAAAGGTTCCCGTGTTGCTCTCTTTACCGGTCTTGAACCATCCCATAGCCAACCACAGAACTGTATGCCATCCCGGACAAGATACGGTAAGTATTTTAAAGAAAAAGACTCTATATTCAACACCTCATATTGTACAGGATTGGTTTCTTGTGCTGCATCTTCAGCGGTTTTGTATATGGGCATACTTACCTTAAATTTTTCCTCTCCCAATTTGCTGCCAAACCAAAAGATATGTTCGGTATCCACGTTGTTTCCACAAATACCGGTATCTTTTATTCTCATGCCGCGATATTCTGCTTCACGAATCACTCCGTTTCTGTGCATAAATACCCTTGTTCCAAAGGGGAACGGGTAAACTGATACTTTTCTCTCCATATTGTTTTATTTATAGATTAAAATTCAGCAATATAACTATATACATAATTTTATTTTCCCCGGCACCAAAAATTTACAGCGTATTTCCCGGTAGTTATAAATATCTTACCTCCTCCTATCTCCGCAAGTATGTTCTCTCCAAATATCCTTGTAAGAAGCGGTATGTACTTTGCATCTATAGGTAAATCCCGGGTTTCTTTTATAGGTCTATATGGCATAAACGTTTTGTTCTCATATACTATCTTGAGATACAGCCCATCTGGTGATTCAAACACGTCTTTCTTTTTCTGCCTCATCCCGGAACGTATTATCTGTTCTTTCCAAGATTGAATATATGATTTTCTAATGGTCTCATTTATCCTATCAATGACCTCTTCCTTAAATTCGTAATACTCATATATACGACCTTTGTAATCAGCTATCATTTCTTCAATCTTGCTTTCGGATGCCCATAGCCCGCAATACACATAGCAATCCAATAATCTATCTACTGAAGAAACACCGATCAACATCATCTTAGAACATATACACTTACCGTATTAAACAGCCTAACAGTGTGAAAATCTTCATTTAGCTCTACCCTGTTTTTATCCCAATATCCCAAATCGTTGATAGCTGCCGGGAATCCTCCTGCGTCGTTATACTTATAGTAATCGTTTTTATTGAAAACGATCCCCTTTATTAACAGGTTCCCGATGCTTTTCATGTTGAATCCGGACAACGCGATCTGCTCTGAGATATAACTAATCAAACAGTTATGATACGTGTTTGGCTTATCTCCTCTCTCGTTAATAATTTTCTTCCATTTCTTCGTTAATGGAACCCTAATATCCATATATGTACCAAATACGACTATGTTAGGGCATTCTCCTTCAAACTTCGTTAAATCTTCTACTCTCATAATTAACAAACATTTGTATTGTTTTCGTCGTTCACTATCTGACTAATATACGGTCCCGGCCACAGACAGCCGGGCCGATCTCATGGCAGGGCAGGCGCCACCTTACTCCGGCTGTTCTGCCCACTCTCTGTACCCTACATTAAAACCAATAGGATCATACCTTTTGATCATAGTGCCATAATTCTCTCTACCGCAATACCTGTTCTTTCCTCCAATGATCCATGTCTCATCGTCTCTATCCGGAGATATTGAGTTAAGAAACTTCTCATAATCTTTTCTACTCTTTCCCATCTTTGTCTTGATTTAAACAATAGTTAATAAAATAAGCAACCTGTTCATTTTCCCCTGTATTATCATAATCACCTAAAGCCATATCATCATAATCCGGCAGAACTATACGAAAATCGTTTTTTTTGACATACACCTCCGTTAAAAACATAGGAATCCCATTAATTTCTATTATCACCGGAAACTGATCATCAAAGTCAAACGCATCATTAGTTTCTTTAAACTCTTTAAACTTTAGCTTTATGATTCCATTGTTTTCTGCTAATGCTTCTTCGATGTACTTTAATCTTTTTGCATTCAGACTGACCTCTGCTTCTTCTATTTCTTTTGGTACGATCTTGACATACTTTCCTTCTCCGATTGGTATGGTCATATTACCTGCCTCTTTCGTGCAAAAGTATTCTATTTCAGATGCCATTCCTTTATACATATAGAACCGGTATAAGTTCCCGTCAGGGTCTACCCGATCCATGTAATATAATATCACTTTATCTACTTTTATCGTTTTCATTCCTTTATTCTACTTATCTTTAAATTGTTATTCCCACAGTATTCCTTCAACCAACTATCCGTTAGATAACAATTAACTCTATCGTATTCCTTTTTCGGACCCTTGCTCCAGAATTTCCATTCGTTTGTAATATCGTTCCCATATTTATCAAACCAATAGATATAATATACTACATTACCGTATAAATCCACTCTTTTTCTTTCCTGTATGACTACCTCGTAAGGCATTTCCTTGTCTCTTTTCTCCATCTTTATCCTCCTTTCTTAAAAAAAACGACACCTATCTTCACAGACCGGTGCCGGCAACTAACTTACATGGAAAACTACTTAACCTCAACTAATTCTACAGAGCTGTAGAATTTAGTGAAGCTACCAACAAATTCTCTTATATTTTTATATTCTTCCGGTCGTTTTCTGTTACCGTCTTTTATATAATTTACCCACAGTCTATCCTCTATGTTCTTAACCGCATTCTCTATAGTAAATTCGTCGCTGACACACATTAAACACGAAGACCCGGTTTTCTTATGTGGTTTATACACCCTTGAAAAAGACCACATTTTTATCCTGTCGTATATATATCCGTTGTTGGGATAAACGAATCCTATTCGTTTATCACCTTCTTTGGCGTAAAATACACCCGGTTCCTTTCCTCCCTTTCTATATACCACAAATCCTTTTTCTTTTAGGATCTTAACTACTTTATCTAATTCATTTTCTACGTTCATTTTCATGCAAAAATTTAAAAACGACCCTCATTACATCTCCAAAGTTCTCCACTTTAACCCACTCATGAGCTACTGCTCTAAGTACGGATGTTTCGTATGTTGGAACATTGTCTTCTTCAACCACCTTACAAGAAGCCGGAACCCCTTCGGTCGGCTTTAGTCCACGGTCATGCAGCTCGCAGAGACCGTCCGGCCGGCGGAATGCGCACCACCCATCTTTCACTGTCGGCCGGATCATCGCTATTGGTTTTTCTTTCACTGCAAGATACCCTACCATCCACATTGTTTCTTTTAGCCTGTCAGCGTATCCGGCATCTATGACAGCTTCTATGTCTTTTGGCGTACCAATACAAGGAACCTCACACATGTTCTTGCATTTATCACATGTACAAGGTTGCTCCCATCTGTCATGATCTACGCCTACCAACTTCCTTATCCGTTCTACTTCTTCTTTCATATTATACTATCTCTGTTAGTTTTTCATAATACAACTTCATTTCCGGTGAAGCATATTCCATGAATGCTTCGAATAAGTGGGGTACCTCTGTTATCATATTCACATTACAACCTTCTGCCTGTGAAAGCGATTCAAGATCATTACCGTATGAACATGTTACATGAGCTCCTGCATTAAACACATGTAAATCTAATCTTACATATTCCATGCATAAATCTAACGCTTTAAACAAGTTCTCTACCTCAATCTCCTGAAATAGGTCTATAAACATCCTTAAATCCATTATTTTACCACCCTTTCCACGTGTTTAATTAATACTACTGCTATTCCCTTACCGGTTTTTATCGCACATTCCGATCCTTTTATCCATTCTACACACCCTACATACTTTTCCGTAGCATGAAATCCGGGATTGTATTTTCCGGATGTACTGAACTCTACCGTATCCCCTACCTTCAGATCATCAAAAGCGACAGACCATGTGGTCCAAATTCTATCATGTCTCCCAGGCTGAATGACCCCAATTACGCCCTTCTTACGACCGTTTTTTATTGCCCTTAGTATTATCTTTCTATCACCTTCAATAAGGCTGCAAAAACGCCCGTAAAAGGTCAAATCAACTTGTTTTCCTCCTATTTCTTCTCTTGTTTTTGTTATTCTGTTCATTTTCTGATTTTGTTTTATTTTTTTTCTTGTTTTTTCTATCTTCTATAGAAGATGATAATAACATTATCTTTTCCATGTTACTTTTTGACTGTAAAAAAGAATCACATTTCATTACTACTACCACCTTCTTAAGTTCCCCATTATCGTATAGCGATACACGCATCATGTTTTGCGCCTCGTCCACTATCAGACCCGGAGTAGTCTTAGCCATTTTGCGTAGCTTATTATACTCCGGTCTTTCCATTTCCTCTGTTTATTACTCTATAGTATTTATCCTTATCCCCTTCTTCCAACTTCTCCAAGTAGAAAATTCCATCATGCAAATGAGACAAACAAAACCTGTATCCGTATTTCTGCGTTCTTCTTACATGATCCCGCAATCTTATCTCTTCACTTTTGTCTTGTACTTTGATTTTAATACTGTCTCCTTCTTTGATTGTGTATAAAATAGTTTGAATCTCTTCTTTTTTCATCTTATAAAATATTTTAACGGCAGCACCTATACTCACGCACCAATACTGCCTTATGTTTAACAATTAAATACTTAACTCTTCAATGGTCAAGCCTTTTTCTTTTGCCCATTTTAGCATTGCGCATAATTCTGTTTCTGATTTATATTTCGGATCACGCCACGCCCATCCGATATCGAACACAGCAACGCACCTCTGTCGGCGCCGGTGCTTATCGCTGACGCCTTTATAATATCATTTTTATATATTCTCATAATCTTTCGTTTTATTATCTACAAACTTATCTATATCGTCTCTTATTCTTTTTGGCACTCCGGCTATAATTTTCGGCATCTCTCCTTCGGTACGGTTCAGAGTTTCTATCACCCCATCAATCCTACCAATTTGACGCCGTAAGAAATTGGCGTCTTTAGCATTAAATTCCCCATCATGTCTTATTTTACAGTAAACAACTTCTTTTTCAATGCACCAGTCTTGCGATTCTGAGAGTAAACAGCTTCCGTCGTTGTTATAAAATATACAATCTTTACATGACATGACAGTCTTTTCGTCGTCACCAACTACTTTGACATCATACTCTATGCCATACAATTTTAATCTAAATACATCTCCTGCTTCTTTAGAAGATAAATCCATGTCCGGACTGAATGTTATTACTTCCATATGATTATGATTTATTGTTTGTGAGATGCCCGGAATCGAACCGGGACCGGCACATACATACCGGCACGCCGCGCCATCCCTCTATGATACAGAAATAGACATGCCTATTCTCACGAACCGACATGCCAAAACCCAAAACTTAATTTGATGAATAAAATAGATTAACAAAAATACTATTCTAATTCTTTTATAATGTCTTTTACGATATTTAGCCTCACCTCCTTCGTTTCCGGACTAATACAGCCAAACCATCCATATATCCTCCATTCTTCTTCCGGTTCTGTAGCCATACTTTTCTTTTCCTCCAATTCCGGGAAATATGTTTTCACCATTTTATCTAAATATAACCCATAAAAGGATTCTATTTTTTTAGGAGTACTGAAAAACTTAAATACTATATTTCTCAACATGACGCATATATAATTCCCATCCTCTAACCTCTCGATCTCCTCATATACCTTTTTCCAAATGAATAATCGCTCTTCTTTTGTAAACATATCTTTCTTTATTTTTGTGGTATTATTTGACTGTACGCAGACTTTTCCATGTACACAACACTATGTTCCTGTCCAAGTATTTTCTTTGCTGCTTCTTTCTTTATCGCGCAATATCTCCCTGTACGATACGGATTCTTTTGATCTGATCCATCCTCGACTTCGATAATAAAACAACCTCCGTCATCTATTATCTTTTTGCAATTGTCACATATTTCTCCCGTGCATATATGATGCGGCGCCTGCCCCTTGATGTTATTCCCTAATAAAGCAATCCCCATCTCTTCGCCACATATCATGCAAACTTCTATAGACGGATTCAATCCGTGTTCCGGATGTAATGTAATACCATTTTTCATTTTCTTTCCTCCTTTGTTTTTAATGTTGTGTGAGATCGCCGGAATCGAACCGACCTACCGCACCATGAATCCCATAAAGCAAGTGCTCCGATCTTCGCAGACGGGAGCACTCTGTCTAAAGCATAAGAAAATTAATGAAGAAATTTTTCTCACTTACGCCATAGCATCCAAAATAGCCATCAACACTATTTCTATGACAAACATAATAGAAAATATCTTAAATGCCTTTTTCATATCGCTATCTCCTCCTTTTTATTTTTTTTAGTTCCACAACAAACTGTTCCGGCTCTGCTCCGACCTACGTTCCACCTACAACCGCAGGCCTTAGCCCAAGGCGCCGCCTACTCCCCCTCTATGGCAGTCTCTATCCATACAACCATCACTACGCGATAACAAACATTTATCCTTATAACAATCATAAAAAATACACCTATCACAACTGTAATCCTTAACTTCTGCACAGCCAACTACCTTAGCATATACCATACCATCACTACCTTCTATTCCTTTCACCCCAAAAACAGAACCTTCTACCTCCTTACTCAAATCCAAGTCAGGCGCAAAGTCATATACGTTCATGTTGTTTATGTTTTAATTGTTATACATTCCGATTGAAAAAAATACTCACATAATGCAGTCCTTAACTCTTACCTACAGAATACTGTTTTAAAACGCCGTAAGTCTTAATTTTGTTTTAAAACGCTGTAAGTCTTAATTTTGTTGGAAAACGCTGTAAGTCTTAATTTTGTTGGAAGAGAGTGCCCTGTTTTGTTGGAAGAGAGTACCCTATTTTGTTTTAAAACGCTGTAAGTCTTAATTTTGTTGGAAGAGAGTGCCCTATTTTGTTGGAAAACGCTGTAAGTCTTAATTTTGTTTTAAAACGCTGTAAGTCTTAATTTTGTTGGAAGAGAGTGCCCTATTTTGTTGGAAAACGCTGTAAGTCTTAATTTTGTTTTAAAACGCTGTAAGTCTTAATTTTGTTGGAAGAGAGTGCCCTGTTTTGTTGGAAGA